GAAGCCAGCTCCCACTCCAACGCCGCTTCCGCTTGCGTTGGTTGCCTCCGGCCAGAGAACATCATCATTGATTGCATTATCAGTAATATACTTCCATGTCCAGGCAGCCGTATCTTTCGGAAATACCAATGTTGGAACATTTACTTTTTCGTAGTTCTCATTGATTGCAGAGCCTACTTTTGACTGATCGTAACATTTGTAGCAATCAAAACAATAATTCTCATTCGCATCCTGGCTCCACTGCCATAATTCATCGGAGACAATCAGATAGGATCCGTTCATAAACTCAACACCCTGGATCATTCCCGGTTCTTTTCCGGAAGTCGGACTGTATCGGCTACCATCTCTACCAAGTACATTATCATTCCATCCGGAATAATACGGGCTTGTGGAAAGATATGTGCTTCCGGCTGTTGTGTCAAAAGTCTTTCCTCCGTTATCCACATAGACTGCTGAGTATTCTTTTTCTTCAATAGTCACTGTTTCAATAGCTGTAATCAGCTTTCCATCGAAGATAGAATAGTTACTTGCTGTGTTTCTGTCAGATCCGCTCTGAATGCCGAGCATGACAGCTGAGCCGACCAGAAGATTTGCAGCCTGCTCTTTCGTCAGAATCACACGTTCTACTCCGGTTTCACTTACTGCAACCGTATACTGGTAATTGTAACTTACGCACCCTTCAATCTTTCCGGAATTTCCTTTTCGTCCATATTTTAAACGCACCATAGCATCCAGGAATTTAACAAGAGATCCGGAAGCTCCGGAATACTGTGCTCCTCTGCCTCTCCATCTGGTTACGCCTGTCTGGTGGGAGGTTCGGTTGACTGGCTGCAATCCGGTTCCGCATGTAATACCTCCGTCTGCATCAATTCCAGCATAGTACTTCGGGTGTGCCATATACTCATGCACTTTTCCGGTTCGGTCGGTTCCTTCTTTCCATCTCTTATATCCTGGTGCTGGTGTACATCTGGTTTTTAGGTACTTGTAATCTTTGTCCTGCCATTCTCTCTTGTAAGTATTCTTCTGGAGAACCCAGCAAAGATGCTCTCCGGATCTGACGTCTGCTGTGTCGTCAATATGCTCCACATAAAAAATCTCATGGGAACCATCTGCTTTTTTCTCTGCCGCAACCTCAAGACACCAGAACTGCGGAAGGTGTGCAAAAGGATCGGATCCGGCTGTTGATTCTGTAGACGGTGTGCAAGTTAATCCAGAGGAATCATCGGTCAACTCTCCGATCATGGATGTGCTTTTTGAATATCTCGGTGTGGTTACACCATGCACTCTAGTATCAACCAGGACATTCCCGAACCACCTTTCCAGCATTTCGGACTTTGTAAAAAGATCCGGATTGTACTGAATCTTCCACCATTCAGCAAAAAGGGCGTCCACCTCTGCTTTAGAAGTAGCCGCCGCAACTTTCTCTTTGTATTTCAGATCCATCTCTCCGGCGATCTGATCTCTGTGTACTTTCACAAGTAACTGCATTGTCGTGTCTCTTGGAATGTTTATAGTTTCACTCACTTAACTTACCTCCTATGCACTTAAAATAATAGCGTCAAGACCGTTATCGTCCGCATTGATCCGGAACGCAATGGCATTGACCTGGTCAATAAGTATCTGAGTAGCCTCTTTTGCTTTAGAAATTGCATCTGCGGTATTCGACTGTCTGTCTTTCTCATTTTGGATTCTGGCATTCTCCGACTGGGTGCGAACATTCTCGGCAGATGTTCTTTCACTTTCAGCCTGGCTTCTGGACTGTTCATTCTGAACTCTGACTGTTTCAGCCTGTGCTCTCTGCTCCTCTGCTTTATTTGCATTGGTAGTTGCCGAATTTGCATCTTTCGTTGCCTGTACCGCATTAGCTGTAGCAGATGTAGCTTTAGAAGTAGCATCAACCGCTAGGTTTGCTGCTTGATTTGCGTTACTCGCCGCTTGGTTTGCAGCTGAAACTGATGCCTGGATGGCAGAATCTACTTGTTTCGCAGAATCCACCACCTTCTGTAATGCCGTCTGTTGAGTCTTACTATCTGACGTAGCTTTTTCGGTAGCAATTTGCTGGGTTTTAGAATCCCCTGTAGCTTTCTCTGTGGCTGTCTGCTGGGTCTTTCCGTTCTTGGTAGCATCTTCAAGTGCTGTCTGCTGTTTCTTTCCATTGGAAATGGAAGCAGCCAGATCCTGCAACGCTTTCTGAACTTCCGCAGACTTTGCGTCAATTGCTTCTACCTGTTTCTTCATAGTTGCGGCTGAAGCATCTACGCTTTCCTTTATGCTGTTGTAGCTTTCATTCTCCTCATGGATTTTCTGCATACAGGAGATAAAAGCTCCTCTTACTTCTTCGCCATAGACCGCATTTCTGAGCCGATCTATCTCCTGGGAAATATCTGCCATTTAGTCCACCTCCGTTTCCTCGGTAATATGCTCTGCTGGAATTTCTGCCGGCACTACTTCCGGCTGGCCAGCCTCTTCTTCTGATTCTGCATCTTCCGAATTTTCAAAAGCCTGGATTAAATCTGCTTTCTCTTTCTCAAAAGATTCCTGCATTTCTTTCATCTTTGCTTCGTAGTATTCTTCCGTCTTCTGCTTGTGATCGTCCACCGTAGATGCAAGCTCCATGTAAGCTTCATTCCGATATTCGAGCAAAATCCCTTGCAAAATGCTGTCAATCATAAACAGCGGAAGTGGGAAAGCTCGAATCAAGTTTCTCACTCCCAATGTGATTGTCTGCTTAGCATCCGCATAATACTCCTGTGCCGTTGTTTCTGGTTTTGTCACTTCTACCGATTTCTGATTATCCATTGGTTACCTCCTTTGCTTTTTCAAGAAGAGCTAAGACCTCCTCTTCTGTGAAAGTCTTAGCTTTTTTTGCGGTTACTATTTCTGACTGCTCATTTTTCCGGATATTGCTCTGTTGGTTTTCCGGAACCCTATATTCTGCCATGTAATCTCCTTTCTTAATCATACCAGGTTCCTTTTATAAGGATCCCGTTTTTAAACTGCATCAGACAGTTGCTGGACCATTGCCCCGCCGTACCATCACTATTCATGGATATAATTTGGACAAATCTCAGCGTTCCGTTGATTGATCCGTCTGGCCATGAAACATTTCGTAATGTCCAGTTATGCATATCAATATCGCAACCAGCATGTAATCTTCCTGCTGTGTAATCGCTCCATCCTTTGTTTTTCTGCACATATGTCCATTTCATTGTGTATGAGCTTGCTCCGGAATAATCCTGCGCCGCCCAGGTCATATAAGCTGCTGGCCACTCCAAGTCAAAGTTAAGACCTTTCTTTGAGTTGTCACTGTTCAGCATATTGGTTCCAATTTTTCCGACATAATAACCGTCTCGCCAATAATGGCTTCCATTCTGGTCGAATACCGCACGCTTCTTGGAGTTCTCTACTCCGTAATTGTAAATAGCAATTTCTCCTGGGTTGATCTGCACGTATTTTGAGTTTTTATTGAAAGCTATAATCACGTTGTTGTAATACTGCGTGATGTAAGAACCCATATCACCTTTGCTTACCTTTGAGGTGATGTTATTGGCATTGACCTTGATAGATGCTGTTAGCTTTTCTTCAGCCCCTTGTGCCCTTGTTACTTCTGCAGTGATGGAATCTTTCAAAATTGAAAGTTGCGACTCTGCATATGTGTTCAAGTAACCTAATATTTCCACGTCTGTGATGTAGACGGTCGTATTTGCAACATAGTTATAAAAGTACGTGTAAAAATACGACGGTGTAGCATATGAAGTAAACTCGAACTGTTTCCAGTTACTGCTCAGCTCTCCGGCAGCGGTGTAGAATGTCTTTCCGTCAATGGTTACTCTTATGCGTGCCGTGCTGGCATCTTCAGAAGCACATGCCGCTTTAAATCTGACTGTGACATTCCCCTTTTTTGCCCATGGTTTCTGATACCAGGAGATATTGTATGTCGAAGTCGTGTTTTGAATCTTTGCGCAGCTTCTATTGTTGAAAGTTGTCTGCGTTATCTGTGCTGTGTCACTTCTGCTCCATCCGGTAAACTTATCTTTGCTATCCGAGAAACTTCCGTTGCTGCAATAGTTGTGGAGCGAATTTTCATAAACCTCAGATACCGATGCTGACACTTTCCCAACCTCCACATCTACTCTGGCGTTTAAATCGTCAAGCAACTCTTGCATATCTCTTAGGCATCTAATATCTGTGACGTACAATATGCTTCCGGAATATCCGTACACAGTAATTGCTACAGACTTTGATGCTTTCGTAATTTTCACTTCTTTACTGAATGTCTGGAATTCGTCCGCTTTGTAACTGCTTAGATATGTTGTGCTCTTATTCTCTGAAAAGCCATACTGGATATAGGACGGTCTGTACTTCATTCCTTCCGGATATGCTGCTTCAACAGATATCTTGTAATTGCCAGCTTCTAAAGTTCCAAGGCTCTGTGTCAATGTGATTGATCCAGTCCCAGAAAATGTCAGTTTGAACGCATTCTTGTTTAGGAACTCAGCTTTTTCGACTTTACAGATTCCTGTTGAGCCGGATAAGTTGAACTTACTGAGATTCAGCGTTTCTTGTTCTCCTCCAACAATGTAATTCTTCCTGGCAACCGTTTCCTTCACGCTTCGGACCGACAGTGAAATCTTATTCTCCAGATTTGAAATAGAATTCTCTATCTCCTCTCTGGCAACTCTGACTTTATCATCAGCATGATTTTTCGCCGCTGTTTCACTCTCTGTTATCTTCGTTTCTACTGATGTCCGGTATCCGGCATCCAGCGATTCTGTCTTGACGGAATTTACCAGAAGCATTTCACCATTGATCTTTCCATCCATGGTCAACGCCACTCCGTCTATTGGTCCGTCATAACCCTGGCTGTAATGCGCCAGACCACCAAGCCCCCATCTCCACAGGTTCTTAGCTTTGTCCTTGTACTCTTTATCATCGGCTACAATAAACTCATTTGGTGTATGCACAGCATATCCGCTTGCTACCTGTTTGTTTATGAGGTCTTGTGCGCTTCTGAGAGCCTCCTGCAAGATTTCCGACTTACTCGGCAAGGATTTTATCGTCTCTTCCATTTCAGCCGTATTCTGGCGGTTTGACGATGTGTAGGAAACAGAGCTTGTTTCATCTCCCAGTGTGACCGTATTATCTTTAAAACTGGTAATGTACGTCTTCTTTTTCGTCAGAGGAAACTCTTTATCCAGACCATTCGGTGTAGACGTACACTGAATCTTGTTTCCAACCTCAAATCTTTGGAAGGAATCATCTTTCAAATTCAGATCTACTGCTTTCAGTTCCAGAACCATCTTCTCAAACTGAGCAGACTTCAGATATTCTTCGCCTTTCTTCATCAGATTTTCCGGAAGAGATACATCATCCCACGTAACCGTCTTATAAATCTTTCCGTATTCCCTTACAGCATTATCATCTGTTACATAGTCAACGCCTCCATTGGCACTTGCGATTGTTATTCGCTGATCTGAGATGGCTTCTAATGACGGATCCTGGTCTTTTTCGTCCAGCTTTGCTCCCAGTGGAATTACGCATGTAACCAAATCAGATGCATCCATGTTCTTCGAGAAATCTAACAGATTCTTTCCAAACCGGATACCCTGGGTATTTTTCGTGTAGTAGTCTTCGTCCGACAGGTAGTCTAGGATTCTAAGTCCGTCTACATGCCGGATAACCAAATGTCCTCCAAGTCTGCTTATCAGTTTCTCTTTAAAAGCTGTCCTGGTGTCTTCGTAATTGGAATATCGGTACAACGAATCATTGGAATCCTTAACTGTAACCCGACCGACAGTAAACTGCTTTCTTTCCTCTACCTGTGCGTTATGAATATCAATCAGATCCTGCACATATGCTTTGACCGAGATGTTGTGATATACCTTCGGTCTCTGGATGCTGTCACATAAAAAGGCAAGCTCTCCCTCTACGAACACTTTCTTTGTTCCGGAAAAGTCTTCATCGTCATAAAGCACTCTCCCGTAAAACTCCGGTTCATCATCCCGGTAAAAAATAATATCCGTTGTCAGCTTCTTAACCTTGTCGTAATACGGATGATTCGGGTATACGCTAAAAGATGCAGAGCCGTTGATGTTATCGCCCACTTCAAAGTATGGCTTTCCTCCAACCGTCAGTGCCTTTACCCTGGAATCATGCAGCGTGTATTCCACACCGTCCACATATGCTTTAATGGTATACATCTACAGCATCCCTCCTTTGTGAATCAGTGTAATCTTGCCTGCTCCCTGGAAGTATAGGTCGTTCGTCCCTTTGTACAGAATGAGATCATACATGATATTTTCGCCAACCGATATCGTGTAGGTCGAATTACGGTATCTTACCTTCATCGCCGCATTTGATACGATTCTAAGCGTTTCATTGTGAACCCAACCGTCCAGCGTAACTTTCTGCCAACTTGACGTAGCATTGATCGTAATGTCTGACGTATTCCGAATCACTCCGTTGAGGAAGTTGAACGTATCCCACTTCCACGGTTCGCCTGACGATGCAACGCTTATCTTATATGGCTCGCATGTGCATGTGACCGCTATCTCAGCTGTAACATCATTTGACTTGCTGGTATCAACCTCACATCTTCCGACATAATAGAATCCCTTATCCGTATCCAGGATAATCCTCTTTTCTACTCCCTGGATATCAGAAGCGATCTGGCTAATCAGACTGCTCCATTTTTCATAACTGCAGTTCCTTACTCCAAATGTGAATTTCAGTTCACGCATTTCATACTTGATACCGCCATTCTGAGCTTCCGTAAGGTCGAGATCGCCATTCATGCCCGGTACGCTCACATATTCAGTTTTTGCTTTCGGTATTCCGATCTCTATCTTCTTGAGCTTTAAACCCCAGTCCCGGAACGAATGTGTTTCATCGAACGTGATTCCTACTCCCGACATGATTAGCCTCCTCTCTTCTTGTGTGTATCAATTCTTGCCATGTTTTCATCCACGATAGGTGTCGTAGCTTCTCCAATTTCCCGGCTATCCAAATCTACATGCACATGTGTCTCTCCGCTGATCTCTATCGTTGTGTCTCCACTCTCAAAGACTTCCTGTTTTTCTTTTTCCACTTTGTATGCTGTGCTGACTTTTTTATCCACCGCAATTTTTCCGGTTTCTACATTAACAGCAGTCTGCATCCGCTTTCCAAGAGCTGACATTTCATCGTCCATCTGCTTATACAGATCTGGCATCTCCGCTTCAATACCTACTCCGATACCAGGTGGAATCCACTTACCGATTTCATCAGCAAATACTTTTGACGGAGAATGAATACCAAGTGCGCTCTTCACACCATCAACAATTCCAGAGAAGAACGATGACACCTGTCTTCTGAACCAACCGGCGGCATTGCAAATTCCGTTCCATACACCCATTACAATGTTGTAGCCAACACTAGCCATCTGAGAAGGCAGATTTGCAACGCCATTTATAACAGCACTGCACAAATCAGATGCTGCCCGTCTTCCCTTTGCCACCATATCGGATCCCCACTGGATCACTTTCTGGATGGTGTTACTCAACCACATCCAGATTTTTCCTGGTAACTGCGAGAAGAAATTAACGATTGTGTCTATCGTATTAGCTCCAACTTCTCTTGCTTTCTGTAGGGTATTAGATCCCCAGGTCACAAATCTATTGAATGCGTCCGTCAGCCAGTTCCAAATTTTGCCAGGTAGCTCAGAGAAGAATGTAACAATACTGTCTATGCAGTTGCTTGCCACCTCTCCGGCTTTCTGGAGCATCTGGCTTCCCCACTCAACAAATTTGTTGTAGGTATTTACCAGCCAATCCCATATTTTTCCTGGCAATTCAGAGAAAAACGTGGTGATATTGTCAATCATCTGAGGAACATTCGTTGCGATCCAGTTGATCACATTTGTTCCCCATTCAATCAGCGTACCGATCACAAATCCAATCGCATACCCGATTTTATATGGCAATTCCGTAAAGAACTGTACGATTGAATCAATAATCTGTGTTACAACTTCCGATGCCGTTTCCAGCATGGAGGCTCCCCACTCAGCAAAACTCTCTGCCAGTGAGCTAATCGCATCTATGATTTTTCCTGGTAATTCGGAGAACCACTCAATCACAGAGTCAATGAATTCACCTATGCTGTCCAGGACACCAGAGCCCCATTCAGCGATAGCCGAACCAAGTTCGCTTAGCTTATCCGGTATGCTCTGGAAAAATTCTACGATCTGATCCCAGTGTTCCTTGATGACCACAACCGCCGTTGCAACCGCAGCTACAATTCCGGCAATCGCAGCAGCCACCAATGCAGGTGCACCCAGGATAACCGCTCCGACAGCCGCCAGCGCAATGCCGACCACCATAAGAGCTTCTTTTACAGCACTGAAGCCGTTCACGAACATATCTACAAAATTGGTAACTGCGAGAATCGCTCCGGCAATAATAGAACCAATTCCGGCTATGGTAGAACCGAACTCTGCAAAGAATCCGATTACTTTCTGTACCGCTCCACCAATAGAACTGAAGATACCAGCAATCTTAGGGAACTCCAGCTCCAGGACTTCCATGAGCGAACCGGCTCCACCACTCCAGAGTGTGAATCCTTCTACGACTTTTCCGATGGCTCCGGAAATTCCGCTAATTCCACCCTTTAATGTCTTCAGTATGGAGAATAGTGTGCTTAAAGGCTGAATAACACTTTGAGCAACGTTTAAAGCTGCAATAGAGCCAGCAATCACACCGATTGCATAGCCAACAGCCTCCAGTGTTTCAGGATCAGCTCCGTCAATCACGCTGAACAGGTCAGAAACCACATCTACAATTCCCTGGATTATAGTGCTTGCCGAATCTATGAATCCGTTAAGGAATCCTTCGATCAGTGAAGACACGCCAGGAAACTCTTCGCTCAGTCCCTCACAAAATCCAGCTACGAAATCTTTTGCAGCCTGGATGATAAGCGGTGTATTTTCCTGTACTGCCTCACCGATTTTGCCAAGCATTTCTCCGAATGACTGCCCGATTTCCTCAGAGTGGTCACTCAGAGCCTGTAGAAATTCCGTAAACAAATAAATACCGGCAGACCACATGTCACCGGCTACATTCATGATTGCTTTTACAAGTTCAGCAACTAAAGTTGCTCCTGCTTCGGCAAATTCTTCCTGATGCTCCATGATAGCATTTATAAATGTGCCTACCAGATCTTCCGCTACTCCGATCAGTGTCGGTGCGGCATCTACAGCCATCTTTGCCAACTCAGCGATAGAATTTCCGAACGCTTCAATCAGACCGTCAAATCCCTTTTCAGCCATGGCTTCGTTCATATCCTCAACCATGCTAGTTATGGCTTTGACCGTCTCTTTCATTGGTTCCTGTACTTCTTCATACAGGGCGATACCTACAGACTCTAATGCACTCTTACAGAGCGTGATAGCTCCCTGCAGGTTATCGTTCATGGTGTCAGCCATTTCTTTAGCTGCACCGTCCGCATCGTAGATAGAATCCTCCAGCTTCTGGTAATCTTCATCTGATGCATTTACAATGGCAAGCAATCCACTCATGGCTTCTTGTCCACCAAGAGCTGATGCCATCTGTGCTTTCTGCGCCTCTGTCAGTCCGGCAAATCCGGAACGAAGGTCTTTCATAACCTCTTTCAGAGACTTCATGGAGCCATCACTGTTCGTCAGAGATACTCCAAGCTGATCCATAGCTGCCTTTACTTCATCGGTCGGCTTAGCCATTCGGCTAAAGATAGATCTCAGAGACGTACCAGCCTGGCTGGCTTTGATACCGGAGTTTGCCATCAAGCCGATTGCTGTAGCACAGTCTTCAACACTGAATCCTAAAGCCCCAGCCACAGGTGCCACATACTTAAACGTCTCACCCATCATTCCTACGTTCGTGTTGGAATTGGATGCCGCCTTTGCAAGTACGTCTGCAAAGTGTGTGGCGTTGGATACCTCTTTCGTGTATCCGTCTTTGATGATCGTTGTTGTCCCGTCAGCCGCCAATCCAAAGGCGGTCATAGCATCGGTGACAATATCACTGGTAGTTGCCAGGTCTTCTCCAGATGCAGCAGCCAGGTTCATGATACCTTCGATACTGGTCAGCATATCTCCGGTCTTCCAGCCAGCCATTGCCATATACTGGAACGCTTCAGCACTTTCGGTAGCTGAGAACTTCGTCTTGGCTCCCATCTCTTTTGCTTTTTCTGCAAGTTGCTGAATTTCTGTAGCAGAAGCCCCGGAAATGGATTGAACCTTACTCATTCCAGCTTCAAAGTCAGAACCGACCTTGATCGCAGCCGCACCAATACCAGCAACTGCTGATGCAGCACCTCCAATGACTGCTGTAGTAGCTTTGATTGCGCTACTTGCAAGTTCAGATAATTTACTCAGTCCGGCTTGGAATCCGGAACTATCTATGCTGGTATCAAACTTCAGCGTACCATCATAGCCCATGCTCTCACCTCAATTCTTCGGCTCAATCATCGGCTCGTAATGGCACTACTTGATCTGTTTTCCGTCTTTAATCTTTAATTCAAAACGAGCATGGCAGTTCCTTCCTTTGCAGGATACCATCACACCCGAACACTCCGCTGTCTCTTCAAAAAACAACGGCATTTTATATTTACACAACGGGCACTCTACCCGTATCATTTTCTTCTTTACATCTTCAATAGCCAGTCACCTCCTACAGCAGTCCCGTAAGGTCGCCGCCATTCATGAGGGCTTCTGCTATTGCATCTACCTTCTCTTCCTCATCAGCAGGCAACGGTAAAGCATACAGTTCTTTCTTCCTGCGGTAGAAGTCTCTCTGCTCCTTCGTCATGGTCGCATCAATGTCTACGCTTCGATACTCCATAATCTTACTGAACTCCAGGTCAGAGGACAGCGTTCTTAGTAAAGCCTTAAACTTCCACCAGTGCAGATATTCAATATCCTGTAGGTCTATGTGATACTGCGTCAGAAACGCCGAATAGATGTAATCATCGTCATGCTCAAAAGAATAAATCCTTTGCACTCCCGTCGTTCCTTCTACTGCTCCGGCTCTCTTCTCACGCCATCGTTTACCACCGGCATAGAACCACAACAACCCATCCACCGCAGCATCCAGATTCTCCGGAATCTCCGGATATACCAGTTCCAGACCTTGCCTTGCTTTCTCAGCGTCCGAAAGATCCGGGTCCTGCATCATCATTTCAAACAGAATGAAGGTACGGAAGTTTGTTTCTATCGCATACTCCGTACCTTCAATCTCTACTGTTTCCGGGAGATAGTCTACAAGCATGTTGTGGTTCATGAATTATCACGCCCACTCGCATTACCGATTGGCGTTACTACTGCTCCGTTCTTGCCATACTTATTTTTCTTACCTTCCTGGCGTCTCTGTGCCCGGTTCATGTTGTACTTGTTGGTAATCGCATTTACCTGGCCTTTCATCTTACCAGCCTCAGAAGAAACAATTCCGAAAGCATCCATGCAGATTGCCAAGTTGTTTTTACCCTTGAACAGCTTTTCAGCCGTTCCGTCTCCGAATACCTCATCGAAGAAATTTTTCACGATTCCGCACATCTCCCGGATGCCATCCGCATTCGACAGCTCCGTATGCTTCTTGGATTCCTTGGCTCTTTTCACAACCTCATCCATGGATTTCTCATAAACCTCCATAGTATCTGCATCGAACAGATCTAACTCTAATTCCTGTCCACAAATTTTTAACATGCTCATATTACTTTACCTCCAAATTCTAAGCCGCAGCTTCTTCAAATGTCTTTGATTCTGTGTTGAAATATCCGTCAAGCGGATCGCCTACTGCATTGAGATTTCCACTCATGCTCTGTTTCTTCTCTCCAGATACGCCGCTCACTTCGGCGGATACCAGGAACTTTCTGGCCGCAAATGTGTTTGCAACCGGTGTAGATTCACTCTGCTTCTGGTCCCATAACTCTACTCTGCAATACTCAAATTCTGCATCGCTGCCGGTTAAATGATTTCTCCCTACATGGTACAGTGCATTGACCGCATCCTGGCTCTTAATGAGTCTCGCTTCAAACGGAAATACCGATGTGTAGGATACAACAGAGGAAGAGGAAGACGGCTCACACACATACTTCTCAGATTCGCTCTCTGCTCCGAAGGTTTCATCCAGTGTTGTGAAACCAACACCCATCAGTACCCAGTTCGGCTTTTCAGATGTTCCGATATTCAGATAATCCGCAAACTGGTGTCTCTGTACCACTTCTCTTGCGCCACTTACATTACCTGCCATTTTTACTTGCCTCCTTAAAATACAATAATCGCAAGGAAATCTGATACCTTGCGTTCTTCATAGCTCCATCAAAGATATATCCAGGGGAAAGAACCTCTATCTCTTCTGCACACATTCCTTCCGGAAGCTCCGGGAGGTTGCCTGCCATGCTGTTCTCCTCTACCCAGTCCGCAAATTCTTCATAGAACGTGCTGTTCTCTATGTTCTGTACCCGGTCCATGCTGTAAAACTCCCTGGAACCGAACTGGAACTGATACTGCCGTTCCGAACTGCCGTCTACATATCTCTGGATTACCGGGTCGAATATCCCGGTCTCTATGGTGTACTCTACTGGGTCTGGCCCAAGGGCATCTACCCGGAATACACCGTCTTTCAAAAGAGGGCATTTCAGAAAATACTCTGTTATGCCCTCCAGTACACTATTTACTTCCATGTGACCTCCTAAATCTTATCTGCTCCTCGCAGAATGTCTTCTTTTTCAGCCACCTTCATTCGCTCAAACCAATGTGCTCCTCGGTTTGCATCATACGGTCTGGTGTCTGCGGTTCCGTAATACTGCATGGCAGCATACGGGGCAATGTAATCTACCTCTCCACTGCCTACATCCGTTCCCAGTTTGCCGGATTTCTCCAGCATGCCGGTCTGGAACGGAACTCTCGGACTACATCTTCTCAGCACCTCTGAATCCACAAACATCTGCTTTCTACTAAACTGAGCATTCCTTCTTGCCGCAAATTCCGGGCTCCAGGTCAGCTCCGCTTTCCCGTTCCCGGAATTGATGATTGAACCTTTCGGAGTTGTGATCTTTTTCAGTGCCATCACGCACCCCCTATTCTCCAGTGCTTCGTCCTGTCGGTTCCTCTGATTGTGTTGTCGGCATATTCTGTGACAGTCACAAAATCTTCATCGTGCTGTCTCAGCTTTGCCAGCTCCTCAATCGTATCTTTCAGAATGATACCCTGGCGAAAACTGAACGTATCAAACAGCCACTGTCCTCGCACGATATAAGCTCCCTTCTGGATAGTCCAGTACCTCTCTGCCTCTTCATCTGACAGCTTCTTGTATTTTTCTTCGCTTATATACTGTTTTCCGGCTTCTACTGTCGCTGTGGCCGGGATTCGGATTACGCATTTTGCTTTATCCTTACGGTCTGTGTCCGATACAGCCTCTCCCTTTGTTCCGTACCACGAAACGCCCATAATTCTTGTCGCACAGAGCTTTTCCCGGCGGTCTGATCCAATTCTCAGATTAAAGATAGTCACATCACTGTTTGTCATCATACTCTTTCACCCACCCTCTGTTCAGCAGTCCGGTGTTCGCCAGGTATGACCTCACAGCCCTGTACATCTCGTTATGCAACGCCGTATCATTCATGGCATCCGCATAGCTGATGGAATATCCATCGTTGGATTCTGACTTCACAACAGCTTCTCTCTTTTCGTTCTGCACTGCCACCGTATCAGCTACACAGCAGATTGCATCCTTAATTGAGTCTATAACCGAACTCAGCCTTGCAATCCGGCCAAACGTAACCTGGTTCACGAATGCTTCCGAAATACTCTCGGCTCTCTTGAAATCATTCTCCGTTTTTATCTGCGTGCCACCGTAATCATTCTTGTAGTATGCAAAATCCACATACGGTCTTCTTACGTCCTCCTGGACCATCGAAACACCCCTTTCTGATAAATTGGTAGGCTGCAAAGAAAAATCAGCTATTCGCCGGGTTTACGCCCTCCTGCGTAGCTGAATCTTTTTTGCCGGTCTTCTTTTCTTTCGGAGAAGATGTGCCCGTTCTGACTTCCGGCTCCAGGCTTTCAAGCGAATAGCCCATGCTTTTGTAATATGCTGCCTTTCTTTCGGGAATCCGGCAGGAACTCCCGTCTTTCGTTGCTAAATACATAAGCTACCTCCTACTCAGTTTTCTTTGAGCCTTTGGCTGCTGTTTTCTTTTCAGTTTCTGCCGGGTCTGCATCTCCTGTTGCGGACTGTGCCTGGACTGCCGCTTTCAGCTTATCATTCTCCTTCTGAAGCTCGGCAATCTTCTTGTCTGCATTCTCTGCATACAGGGTAGCCTCTTCCAGTTTGGCTTTCAGCTCGTCATTCTCCTTCTTGAGCTTTTCAGCAGTCGCCTTAATGTTCTCCGGCTCGAACAGCACATTGTCATTCTCATCCCTGATAATGTAGCCCATCTTCTTGTACTCATCGAATTTCTCATCCGGGATTCTGAGAACTCTGTTCTTTTTCTCAACTTTATACATATGGTTTCTCCCTTCAAAAATTGGCTCCATGCACACGCGCAGAGCCAGTAATCAGTTTCTCTTATACACTCACATGGAAATCGATAGCGTCCATCTTGTGAGGCAGGATAAATACATCCTCGAAAGACTCCTCGAAGTAATCATACTTACCCTGGGAGCCTGCGGATGGCGGGTCGAGCTGAGCAAACTCGTAAGAAATCGGTGTGATTACCGCCGCCGGATGTACCAGAACCATGTTGATCTGCTTCGCTGTGGAATCTACCTTCCAACCCTCGGTAAAGTCGTACTTCGTCTTCATCATGTCACTCGGTACGCTCTCCGGAATCTTCACATCATCAATAGAATTGATTGCTCTCTTGATTGCATCAGAACGGCTACCTACATCAACGGTTCTGTAAATCTGCTTCGCATTGTTGATGAGCGTTCTGACATCCGGTGTCACATACAGAATTCTTCCGGCTCTCGGAACTCTCTTATTATCCATGTTCTTCATCATCTCATCAAAGACGGTCAGCACATTCTCCTCTGTCAGCACTTCACTGTGGGCTGTCTTCGCTCCGTCAGTAGTCCAGTCTGCATACAGCTTGGAAATGCAGTAAGCATTCATTTCCGGGAACTTCTGCTCCTCGTTGTAAACCTTCGTGATATTTCCGATTGCCACAACACCCTTGGTCTCGGCAATGTCTCTCGGATGTACCAGCGTCTGCCACTGTCTGTGATTCTCCAGGGTCAGCGGTTTCCACTCGTTGTTGTAGTTACGCTTTCTGGTTCCAATGGTGTCTCTGTCTCCATCGGTACGGCCAGTTGTGGAGATTGTCGGCACCTCGATAACTCTGGAATTTACCCAACGGAACCTTCCATTGTTCGGTGTCGCAAATAAGTCTCCAAAATACAGGACATACGGAAACATCTGCTCCAGTGTCTGTAAATACTCGGTTGCATAATTTAATTTCGCCATTTCATTCTCCTCCTGTTAGTTTTTGTCTGGCTGTCTGATTAAGTTGAACCCAAACGGATTAAACGGTGCTTCTTTGCCTTTGACTCCTTCGCCTCCGGCTCCACCAGTTCCGCCAACTCCTCTTGCAAAGAACGGCTTTCCTTCCTCATCCTCATGGGAATCGTCTTCCGGATCGTTATCATCTTCGATAACAAAAGCTCCCTTGTAGTCGTCATTCTCCATAAGGGACTTCATAAACTCATCGCCTCCCAGGAACTTTCCATCTTCCAGGGTAAAGTTCTTCTTTTCAAACTCTGCTCTTACACCGTTTTCAGCAGGTTTGCTCGAGAACTTATAACCACCCATGAACATATCCAGTGCATGAGTACGCTCCTGGGCCGCAAGCTGTGCGGTCAGCTTCTGTGTTTCCTGGGTGTACTTCGTCTCCCAGTCCTTTGCAGATTGCTTAATGCCGTCAATATCCATGTCCTTGTAGGACTGAATCGTTGTGTTAGCATCTGACAACTGCTGCTTTACTCCGTCCAGCTCTGTAATCTTGGCATCTAGTTTCTCCTTCGACACATAGCCTCCGGCTTTCACATCTACTACCTGGATTTTCTTGTCGGCATCAATCGCTGCCTCCAGTTCTGCATAGGTCATAGCCTTAGGCTCTTCGCCGTCCTTCGGGGTTCCAAAAAGTTTCTTCAAAAATTCGTAAGCCATTTCACTTACCTTCCTTTCTTCGTTTCGCTGATTTCGTTTAGATTCCGGTTCACTCCGGCACTGCTATCGTGCATTTATATCTCCGCACGCAAGAGAAGGAGACAGTTTATATGCCATATCACAGGGCAAAAAACAACAGCCAGACGTTCCACCAACGGACCGGCTGACTGTTAATTATTTTCGTGGTCTTAAATGGTGTCTACGAACTTCTGAGAGTTCCCAGGACACGTTTTAAGTGCTTCAATGGTAAATTGTAAGGGTTAATACGTTACGCCCTATACGGGGCAAATACCATTTAACCCATGGATGGGAGATAGTAGGATCACCTCCTTCCTACTCTGTGGTGTAGTCTTCAATAACCGGAATACCGTACTCAATGGCACAGGTATTCTCGATTTTGCACCCCCTGGCCTCCTGCCAGCCTTTAGCAAAGTAGGCGATGTCTGCTCCAGCCAAAAGCTCCAGGGATTTCCCTAAGAACCAAAGGGGCTTTGCATCCACCGGAGCTTCCTGGAAAAAGGAATCAATAACCTCTACCGGCTCTCCAATCTTTTGCTCTGCGCTCTTAATGGCTTTCTTGCGTTCTGCCAAAATATCTTCATCGGATTTTCCTTTCATTGGCTGAGAAATAAACAGTTTCTTCATAGTCTCGTTACCTCCTTATTTTGCTTTCTTATTCGCCCATACAGCTTTTCCACTGACTGAGCGGTTAAATGATACCAAGTTACCGTTGCCGTCATGTACGGCTGATACCTGCGTTCTGGCGGTATCTACGCTTCGTCCGGTTTGCTTGCAGAAATCCTTCATCTGCGATTCCTTCTCTTTCAGCTTCACAGATTCTTTCTGGAACTCCTCTCGGAAGTACGCCCTGTCGACTTCTGACTGAACCGTCTGGATATACGAATCATAGGCGGCCAGGATTCTCTTATACTCTCTGACCGCCCGTTCATATTCACGCTGCTTCTGCATACACTCATACTCCGTAAGAAGGTTCCCTGCAAACGAATACTTCGGTCTGCTGTAATCCTCCAGATCATCTTTCGTGTATGCCGGTTTGGAAATTCCCGGCCAGTACGGATAGAAGCTATGTCTGCAATTCCAACCGCACAAACCGGCTCCCGTTCCATATCCGGTTGCCTCGTAGAAGTTCTCATACCCCGGAGCTGCGCCCTCAATCTTGAATACCTTACCCTGCCAGACTGAGTGTGAGGGTCTGGCTCCTGCATGAGCTGTTGTCTCGTAATACTCAGCCCCAAGCTCCGAAGCATACAACTCTGTCAGCTTTCCGGCTGTCTGATTTACTCCGGTCAGCAGAGCAGTTCTGATTGCCGTATCCAGCTTTGAGATATACCCACTGTCATACATGACCGATGTTCCTTTGACTGCCGCATCCCGGATAGCCTGTCTGATTGCCTCCTGGTACGAAAAAGCACCGGACGTAACCTTCATATAGGCTGCGTTCAGTGTCTGCATATACTCCTGCTGTGTGGCTATTGCCGTTGTCAGCGTAAGGTTTCCAATCTCTCCCCTACACTTCTCTGCGGCTGCCTCCATAGTTCTCTGCATCGCTCCAGAAAGAACAATATCCGATGTTTTCAGCTTTCCGGCCTGCAATAATGGCTTTGCATCCTGCAACATTCCGCTCAGGCCTGCATCCTGGAACAATCGCAATATTTCTGTATCGGATTTCCCTGTCAGAACACCAACTTCCCGGATTACATCATTCATCAACGCTCCGGACTGCTTCGCCTGTTTCAACTGCCACTCGGCTGTCGGTGTGATTCTTCCGGTCTTTGCTATCCTTCGTGCCACATCTCGGATGATCTGCTCATTCAACACATCGCACATTCCCAGATAACCGGAAGAAAAGCTATTCAAATATTCTGGTGTCAGCACTGCTCACACCTCCTATTCTTCTGTAGGAAATCTGGCTACCGGCTCCGGCATCATGTTCTTTGCCTCTTCCTCCGAGCATCCAAAATACCACGCAAGAAACGCTTCTGTTTTCAGCTTTCCGGCAACCACCATGGACCATCTACGCTGATACTCAGCTTCTGTGTCTTCCAGAACTCCATCGCCCCAGTTACAGTTCAGCTCCGTTTCTCCGTCCGGAACCATATCATAAAGCAATGCCAGAACCCTCATGGCGTATATGATTTTCTTAAATCCCTTATGCCATGCGTCCTGCATCGCCGTTACTGTATGGTATGACCTCTGCTTTGATACCCGGATTTCGTATGCCGTCTTCTCAATGTCCGTTGGTTCAGACAGTGTACCGTAGGCAAGGCCAACCAGGAACTCTATTTTCATTAGCTGCTTATTCAGCCCCTGGAATAACGCTTCATAGCGAATCTGCGGTGCATACTCTTTCAGCAGACCTTTATTTGTTCCGTCTGCATTGTCGAAATCAAATGTCTTAAACATCCTTTCCTGCCCTGCCGGAAGAACCGGCTTTCCATGCTTATCAGTCTGGAACAATTCAGAATCGCCCAGGATAGCAGCTTCTGTGGCTTTGTACTCCCACAATACACGCCCGTACTGGATGTCAGCTTGTTCTATTATATCTGTGGCTCTGGAGAACACCGATACCCCCAATGGCGAGTCCGTATCGATATTGTTTGCCTTTGGCACTTTGATGTACGCAAAAAGCGGCTTGTCGATGTTACCGATAATTACCGGCTCTTCCGACAGGCCCGCCCATTCATCCACCTCAGACAGTGGCACTTCTTTCCGGAATCTATCCCTCACAGCATAGGTTCCGTCATCGTTGTACTGGTAAATCTCCTCGGATTTGAACGCCTTGTTGATGATCGTATAGGTCATTCCCGTAAGCTCATGGTATTCAAGCCTGGTATACAGGTAATCTCCTATCTTCTTTCCTTCCACAAACACCGCCGCCGTTATCTCTCCCTTGTTGTTGAACGCACATGGGAAGAAATCCACCGCTTTCACGAAATCCAACTCGATTGCCGTTGGTCTTCCGTTTTCATCTATGTTCGTCACGAATGGCTTTACCGCAATAGCCCCACCTTCGCAGTACATCTCAACAAATTTGTTCAAGTCCGTAAGCTGGTCTTTCAACTGTTCATTGATGAAAGCAGCCATCGGACTGCCAGTTACCTCTATGCTGAACTCCGTTAGTATCAGCCTGGCAAATTCCTCCGAGATCGCTGACGGCAGATTCAGAGGAATCACATTGTCTTTTCCGCCTCTCCATGGCGGTTCATTCTTGTACATGTTGTGCCACAGCTCTATGGCATTCTGCATTACTCCGGATTCGCATATATCAACGCCCAGGGCTTTTTCCACACTGTTATTCGGCACCAATCTTCTCAACACCTTTCTCAATATATTTGCAATTCTCAATCAGTTCACCCCGTCTTCTTAATGAATTTCTTTATCCTCTTCTCGAAGCTGTACTCCATAGCATCCAGAGAGTCAATATCACTGGTTCCATCATCCAGACGCTCCAGTTCCATTTTCTTCGGATTCCAAACCGCCATGCTGATAGCTTCGAGAACACTTTCACAATCTGGCGTAAAGAACACACGCCCAGTTGCTGAGAGCGTGGTCATTGTGAAGATACGGTCTGTAATCTTGCACTTGGCAGCATTCGTGACATTGATATTTCCCAGTTCCGCCTCAATCATAGCTTTCTGCAAACCTCGTTTCAGCACCAGTTCCGCAGAATCGCAGTACACATTCGTAATGAATCCGTACCGGTCCAATATCTTCTCAACGAATTTCATAAACATCCGGTTCAAATCATCGGGGTCTGTTTCGTCTGCATCGTGCCATTCAGAGGACAGCACATACAGTTTCTCATATCCCTGGGTAATACCAGACGCAACAAAAGCGTGGCCGGAGCCGTTACCTCCGAAGTCCACGCCTATATTCAGCTCTATGAACTCTCCACGTTTCGCCATGTCAATCGTCTCTTCCAACGGCACGATGTACTCATCGTCCTCCGCCGCTATGGAAGTTGCCAGCTTAACGTATATCAGGCCTTCTGCAATACTTCTCTTACCTTCAATATCTCGGATGTACCAGATGCTGTCCTTGTCATACTGGCTGACAATCTCAGCTATTCTCTGCTTCGGGATGTTGATATTCTCGAAGATATTGAAATGCTCGTAATTGTAACCACCCAGAAGCTCTCCCTTGGCCGCTTTCTCAGCGTATTTGTCAATGTAATCAACGTATATCGCTGCCTTAGGATGGTCTGGGTTCAAGTCCCAGAAGATTTTTCTGTTCTTGGCTGCCAGTTGTCGGTTGAATGCCTCTTTGATGGTGTTGTCATGATGCAGGTTGATCTCGGTTGCAATCCACATACCGTATGAGTTACCTCGGATTTTCTTGTAACTATCGGACGCTGCACCTCCGGCGAAGATTACAATCTTGTCTTTGTACCCCGTATCCGGGCCATTTATCAGCAGGCAGTCATTCCCTTTGTACTGAGTCCACCTGCACTGCCCACGAAATATATACTCAAGACCGAACCCATTAGCATCTCCAATGTTCAGCTTAGCATTCGCCATAGTCGAACCAGTCGCCAGGTGGATTCTATCCTTCGTCGTTTTTAATTCGTGAGCAAATGCGAAAACATTATCTACCGTCTTACCGGAACGAACAGCACCTTCCAGGATATTGTAGGTACTGTTCGCACAATTTTTGATATACCGCTTGTGCTTGTCGCTGAAATTGAACCCTATACGCTTGCGCCTGTTGACCTTGACATACGGGTTGGATAAGCCCTTATTCTTCGCCGCCATAAATGTCGGCTTCGATACCCTCCATGTCTTCTATCTCGTAAAGACCAATTTCCTGCTTGTCTCTCCAGATGTCCGGCCTACGATTCTTCAACCAGAAACAGCACGCTCCTACGTCCGGTATGATGTCCTCTTCGGTCTCAACCGTCTCTATCTTCGCAGGCTTGGTATTACCGTCTTTGTCCATCTCAATAATTTTCCGGGTTACTTTCGTTTTCTTCTTACTTCCTTTTGCTCGCTTATACAGACTCAGTTCGACTTCTGCATCTGCATATTCTTTTCCGGCGGCCAGAGCCTCTGCAAACTCCGGGTAATCCTTTTTCCAACGGTTGATTGTCCTCGGAGATACCTCGAATGCGTCAGCTAAATCCTCATCCGTACCGCCTCTCATGCACAATACCTTGGCAATTTTTACAAATCTCTCATCATACTTCTGCTTTGCCGCCATTCAACCACCTACTTCCCTGCCAGGTAGTCAGCCGCCCAGTATTCAATCATCTGCCATTTATTCTTACTGGTAATCGTGCCGTCCTTCTCTGCTTTTTTCAGAGCTTTTTTGATTACTTCTGCCGATTCTACCGGAATGGCAGCACTGCCAAATACTTTCGCAAGGTACGTCCAATCCATGTCTGGGTCAAAACCGGCATCGTCCATTTTCTCATTTGCAGCATCAATCATGGAATGGACTGCCGCCCCTACGTTCCGGATGTCCGTAAACTGCTGGTACTTATCCAGTGTCTCCACGAACTTCTCGCACTGCTCATAGGCAGCAACACCGATAATCTCAGCACAACTACCGTCCAGATTCTTCATCAATGCATCCAAGTCTCTAATCTGGTTCGGAAGAAACGTAAACGCAATGGTCTTGAAATCAAACTGAACCGCCGGAGTATTCAGCTTATCAAACTGCTCCAACGGTTCTTCCAGAATTTCTTTCCCTATATAGCTCTCCATCATATCATCGACGTTATCCATCAGCTTCACAATTTCTCTCAGCGTACTCTCATCATCAAACCCAGAGATTGCATTGTGAGCCAACTGCTTAGAAGCCGCCTTGCTTCGGGTCGGCCCGCTCTTATTCAGGATAACGATAATCTCTTTCAGTCCAGCCTCCCTTGCACTCTTTACTCTGTGATGCCCTGAAATAATCTCCAGCTTCTCTCCCATCAGTGCAATCAGAGGTAAACTCTCCAACTGCCCTCTGTTTTTGATGTTCGCTGTGAGCTGGTCCTGCATCTCATTTTTCATTATCCTGGCATTGATGTCCTGCTCCTTAAGCTCGGCTAACTGCACCTTCGCAATGTACAGCTCCGTACCCATGTCATAAATTATTTCATATTTTGCTTTCTGCTCTTCTGCCACTGCCTTTCCCTCCTTAACCATTCTTCCAATGTTTCCTGCTCTGTTCGGTCAGCCAGCTCCGCTTCGTATGTCAGCTTGAAACCGTTGTTCTTATCCTTCTGCCGGTTTACCAGCTTCATAATGCCCCGGACTTCTTTGTTCTCCGGATACTTCGTCAGCATGGCGGTCCGGACTTTCGTTACCTTCTCACGTTCCAGATCGTCCAGGAGCGTTTCTGTGAAGCAATGATTCTGTGCCAACATATACAGTAGTCTACCGAGCCGATACGTGGTGTGTGGGACCTTCATAACGTACCAGATGAAGAGTGATGTGGCTTGCATCTTTGAAATCCCAAATACGCCCGATACCATCCCGTCAATCAGAACAGCTCTATTGAACGTAGCCGATGAACCAACAAAATTATGCGTCCATAGCTGTCTGTAATACTGTGCCTCTGCTGCCTTAATGGAGATGATCTGTACCTTGCTTTTCTCCGTTATCTCGTAATCTCTCGGCAACATACTACAGGCAATCGGTGCCAGCTTACTTTCGGAAGGTCTTTTGATTTTTCTTCCCTCTGCCAGTGCCGCCGCTTCTTCTCCTCTGTTCGAGGTAATGTAGCTGTTCAAATCTGCTCTCGTACCGGCTCTTGCAAATATCGGCTCTCCTACAGCCTCTCCGGTTCTTTTTTCCTGGTAGCAAACAACCAGCGCATTCGCATTCATGCACCGGTCAAACAACTCAACGTGTCCTGTTTCCGGGTCGAACAGCTTATACTCTGGTTCCTTCCAGGTCATTTTCCCCTGTGTGTCATAGAACTTCTCATAGCCGGATAAGTAGGTCGGTGGATTGGCAATAACCAGCGTGTGTGGATCGTCAAGCACCTCGTCCAGATGATCCCACATATCCAACGGGCGATACGTCATGCCATACATTTCCTTCTTGATATTCTCCAGGCTCTGTCGGATATGCTCAATATGTTCCTCTCTTCTGTCTCTTAAATCTTTCAGCAGATTAAAGAAATACTCATTGCCGGCCGTCTTCGATGTTCTCAGATACATCTGAGCATACAAGGCAACCGCCGGGTCCAACAGTTCCTCATCGGAAAATCCCTGGGCGTGTATCTCCAGTTCATCAAGTGGCTTGCCCGTAATGGCATAGCCCATAACCGAACTCATCATAGACACATCGCTTGTCTCGATCTGCTCCGGTTTATACCCATTCTGGATTGCCAGATTGCTCATGGCGAATGTTCCGGCATATGGCTCCACAAACCTCGTATACCCGTTCTTCGCAGCATTCTTTATCAGATTTACCAAGTATCTCTGCTCCACCGTACCCAAGCACCCCAAAAACATCTCTCCTGGGTCTCTGAAAAATGCCATTGCTTATCAACTCTCCCTTCTCTCGTTTGCATTAAAAAAGGCACCGTACCCTTTCGGATGCGATGCCGTTGTTTTTGGACCGGAGCCCTGCGATGAACAGGGCCTCAACTATGGAATAGTCGTGTGCTGCCTACACCAGCTCCGGATATTATATTAAAGCGCCCATACCAAACAGACTCATTTGCTGGTAGCCATCATCTGGCTTCGTCTGCACTTCGGGCTTCTTACTTGTCGTTGCTACCTTCTTTCCCTTCGGGGGATTCGGGTCTGGAAGTTCTTCGATAATCTCTCCAGTGTTCTCCACCCACCACTCAGCAAAAACAGTTCTGTGACACCAATCTTCCGGGATTCTCACATCCTCGTAGCACAGGAGGACCAAATTCTTTCCCTGGGCCGCTGCGTCACGTTCCATCTTCATAACCATGTTGATGATTCTGTCCTTGCCTATGCCGTTCAGCTTCTCGTAATAGGCTTTCTTGAAATCTTCCAGGTTCATTCTCAGCATATACCCTTTCGGTGCCAGTGAGTAGCACTGGTTTTCCAGTCTGTACGCCAGTTTGAATTTCGGCGTCCCGATGCTGATTCCTACACAGTAATATTTGCCATCTGCAAGCTCTTTGTTGCTATATCTGCTCGTATAAATTCCCATTGTCCGTCTGCTCCTTTTCCCTTGAAAAACCGTTGTTTTCCATACTTTAATTATACCAGATTACCTACCTAAGTACAGGGAATACAGGCTGTTTACCGTTTTTTAAGAATCCCTTCCTCCGGCTTTGCGGTCCGAAGACCGCCCAGCCATCAGAGAAGGAAAAGTCGATTCACAGTGCTCCATTTTTATGGTGTGACATATGGGCTTTTGGCACTTACTACGTTACCACAGGTATTTTACCCTCGTCAATTCCATATTTTCTACTGTTTTTGAACCCAGTTTTCTCACACACCCAACAGGTACACCGCTATGATTTTGCAGGCGTTACCGATGTCCTTATAGACAGTCTTCTCACTCACGCATTCCTCACTCGCAATCTGAGCAACCGTCTTTTCTTCCTCCGCTATGTAGTATTCGTACACTTCCCTGTAACACCGCATAGCTTCTGGCTTTTTCGATGTTTCGCACTCCTCCCGGTACGTCTCAATCGCACGCTCTATCCGGTTGATGTAATACATATTCTCCGCCCTGCGTTTTTCTTCTTTCTCTACTACGCTTTCCTGGCTATTGATATGTGCCGAACCCATCAAATCTCTTAGGAACGCCCACCGTTTTTCTACTTTCTCGCTTTCCGTAAATTCTTCCTTTTCCGGGATTTCCCTTTTCAGTCTACGGTAGTCTGATAACAATTTCTTGGTTCTTTTTACCTTATCAGCGTTACTCTGCTCACGTTTTTCGGTCTTTTTTCGCTCTTCTCTGCACATTTTGACCGCTTCTCTCGCAGATATTTCCGCTATCTGTGTCAGCTCTCTCCCTGTTACCTGGTAGATTCTGTTTCCCTCCAGACTCTCCGTTTCCACAGGTGCGATTGCTAACAGTTCCTGCTCACTCTGCCTTTCCATATACCGCCATACCTCCTTGACTTTTCTTGCTCTGCTCCATATAATGAATCTATCTACGAACATTTGAGGAGCTGCCGTGGGGTTATGGCGGCTTTTCTTTTTAATCTAAAATCTGTAACCCAAGTGCTACATAGCCTTCCTGCAATCCGATAAAGTCTCTTAGAACATATCTTACTACCACTCCGATTTCTCTTCCGCTGTATTTGATGTTGTCCCATTCTTTCAGAATCAGCACATCTCCCACCTGGAAGTCTCTGTCATTCTTCCGGATTTCAAACGGTTTGTTGCCCTCTATCGTTTCCTGGAAATATTTTGGGTATGTCTTCAGCTCGTGTGTCATGCCCTACCTCCTGTACTTCTTGCACGAAGCGAAGTGCGAAATATAGCCTGCTCCATCTCCACGCTCGCCTACCAGGATTCTTCCTGTCACTACCTCTCCGTCCGGCGTGACAATCTTCTCTTTCCCGGTACTGTCCTTCTTGTAATTATGCAGTGCCATGTCTACCGGCATATTCTTTCCAGACCGCATCCGCACCCACAGGATTCTTCTACCGCACTGGCGGCACGTTCCTTCGATTGCCCTGCTGATCACAACCGCACCTTCTTTCCCTTTCCTGCTGTTCCGTATCTCAAAGCCTCATTCAGAACAGCGACCATCTCCGTAATGCTTACTGCTATTGCCTGGTTCCTGTTTCTGTCATTGATGCTTACCATACCAGTCTGCAAGCTGGCCTTGATTCCGACATCCGTTACTTTCTGATGCAGGATTCTCTTCTCTTTCTGAAATACTCCGGTTCCTTTGAACTTCGTATATGTACCCTTCGTCTCAGCGTACATTCCATCCATCGGCCCTTCCTTCGAGTCTGTAACATGCCCTATGATAAAATCACTCATACCGTTCCTCCTTTACTCCGGTAACGATGTTTCAGTTACCTGCTTTGCCCCTATGCTGCTTAATTTCTTCAACACCTCCGGGATATTCATTCTTTCAATCGTGTCTTTCGCAAGGTTTTCTTTCAAATTCTGTTCCAGTGATTTTATCAGAGATTCCTCTACCTCTCTCTTAGCATTCGCAATCAGCTTTTCAACCTTCTTTCCAAGTTCCTCTTCCAGATACTGACTCGTGAGCAGACCAGCAGCGGATAATTTTCTGTCACTGGAATAACTTGCAATGCGGCCGTCCCTGTCATATCTCTTTTCCGTAAGGAACAGTTCAAATCTCTCTCCCACGTATTCAGACAGGGGCTTGTACGTTACTTCATCGCTCCAGGTGTTTTTCTTTTCCGGGATAACAATCTTTCCGATCTTCTCCTCACACACGTTCGCAATGAACTGGTCTACGGTTGCCTGTATCGTTTCTTCTGCCTCCAGAATCTTCTCTGCAATTTTATTATCCACTGCCTTAACAGCTTCATTCGTTGCCTTTTCCAGAAGGGCGTTTTCCACGCCCTTCACAATCCGTTCTCTTAACTCATCATCGATGGAGTATGCCTCTTCATCCATCCAGTCAAGTTCTACCTCGATATTAAATTTTGCCATTCGACTTTTCCTCCTGTTTCTGTTTTTCTGCTTCTGCCGTCATTCTTTGGAAAACGCAAAAGCCCTTGCACCTGTCCGGCGGCACTCCGCATGATTTACACGATATGAACAATGACCCATCTTCTTTTCTCGGTCTTTTATCCATGTATTATCCCTTCATTTCCTCTTCAACCTCTGCTCCGCACCGGCAACAGATATTCTGGATTGGCTCACCCAGTTCTCCTCTGAAAATCTGGATGTTATCCATGTGGATTACCGCTGTACACATCGGGTCATAATGCTCTGCCAGGAAATGCTTGATAGGTTCCGCCGCTGCCTCGAACTCCTTCATCAGCTTTTCAGCCTTTTCCTTCTCTTCCTCTTCCGGATGCAGAAGTCTCTCATAATCCGTCCAGCGTTCATCAATGTATCTTCTCTCCAACAGTTTTCTCTTTCCATCTTTCTCAATAACAACCTGGCTCCCTTCCACTGCCAGGATTCTTGCTGGCTCGTCCATATACTTTTCTCTATCGAAAGTCGGTACAGGAACCATAAAATCTAAGCGAAACGCACGTTCCATTTCCCATGGCATTACCTCACGCACCTTATCTGTTCTGATTGCCATTCTGCCTACTAAATCTCTTAAATTCATTTACTCTTCCTCCTCTGGTTCATCATATCCATACTCATCATCTTCGGTGTCGGTTTCATCTTCCTCAGTGCCACTTGTAATCTCTGTACCGTCCCCTGCACCGTCTAAATCGGTTTCATCAGTAAATTGTGTATCTTCCGGGTTATCGCCCGTAGAATCGTCATATACGCTCTCGTCTGCATCCTCGTATTCTTCCACCGGACCAGGAAGGGCGTGTTCATCTGCTACCTCTCCCGGAAGTTCCGGATGTTCGATGTACTCCGGACCATTATCCGGCTCAATCCCTGCCGGTCGCGGTTCCGTCACATCTCTGTAGTCAGCATCGAAAATACTTCTCTGTGTTGTATCGGCTACCGGCCGCATCTCGTACTCCCCGGTCTCCTCATTCAAGAACAGTTCCATCTCGGTATCCAGATTGCCCTTCTTCATATCTTCAACTTTCATCTGGCTTGTTACCTTATGGCTGAACTTTGGCTTCGCAATCTCTCTGCTTTCTCCTGGAATGTTTGGATTGTAATTCGGCACATACTCTCTCACGAGCGATACATCCAGTTTCAGTGTCAGCGTTCCTTCCTGGCATTCCTTTTCCTGCATATTACCGAGTAGTCTCTGTAATACGAAATTCATATCTCTCTTCATGTCATTAAAGGTATCGCCATCAAAATTCAATTCTTTCACAAAATCACTCATCCTACTTACCCGCCTTCCCGAACTGGATATTATGTTCTTTCATGTACTCCTGCAAATCCTTCAACTGCTGGAGTGTGCCAATCGCATAGAAGGTTGCCTTGTATTTCTTCTCCTCCGGAAGAGCTTCTTTTTCGGCCGGCTTTTCTGCAGGTTCCTCACTCTGCACATCGGCCGTCTTATCCGGAACAGGTGCATTGTAGCCAGATTCCGAAGCTCTTTCCTCCTGGGCCTGCTGTTCTGCCAGTGCTTTTTCTCTCTCCGCACGTTCCGCAGCGATTCTTTCAGCCTCCTGGCGTCTGCGCTCCTCTGCTTCTTTGGCCCTGGCTTCTGCTTCGACTCTCCGGCGTTCCTCTTCCTCTGCTTTTCTCTTGCGGTCTGCCTCCATCTGCTCTTCAAACTTAATCAGACGAGCATTCTCAGCCATAGCCTGGGACATATCGAGTGTTCTCACATATACATCCTTCGCATTCAGTTTGTACTTGCTATCCAGTGCATCAATAGCCGCCAGGTCGCTCTTTACTCTCTGAATCTTTTCCTGGATTTCGGTTGCCGCCTTGCTTTCCTTGAAGCTCACGTTCAGATACTGTGCCTCGAACACTCGCTCAAAAGGAAGAACCTCTGCCAGCTCTCCGATTGCCTCAGTATATACATCCTGTAGTCTGGCTTTCTTCTCCTCTTTTACGCTGTTCTCATATTCCTTTACTTGCCCGTCAATGATGCTGATCTGCTCCTTGATGAGTGCCGTTACATCCTTCAAGTCACTCTCGAACACTTCATACGGCTCCATGCACTTTTTCTTGACGAGCTTTCTTCTGTCCTCAATCTCATTGAGCAGTTTTCTAAGGGCGGCTCTGTCATTCTTCGCATCCGATACCGTATCTTCCGTATACACCAAGCCCTGGTATGCTGCCACAATGCTTCTGACATTCTCCTCCAGCTCTGCTTTGTTCCAGTCAATCTTCTGCAAGAACCCGTCTTCCGTTGGATTTACTAGTCTTATCTCCATTTTTTCATCCACTGTGAATTTCCTCCTATTCTTCCTCTGACAAATTTATAATCGTCACTTCTACTCTCGGATTCTCTGAGTAGAACTTCCGGCACTGACAGTCAACAATCTGCGTATCATCGTAATATGCCAGGTTGTTGAGGCTGTCAGCGATAATCTTTACCACGTTATCCATATCCGGTTTCTTAGTCGGGCGTATCTCTCCGGCCAGCATCGCAGCTCTTTTTTTCTTCGATGCCGACTTAGGAATCCGGTAGTACGCCTTAATCCGCATATCCAGCATCGCCTCTTTCGGAAAGTTCTCTGTCCCGTAGGTCGTCTGCCATTCCAGCTTTACCAGATTTTCATAGGACACCGTATCTTTCGGGGTTATGGCATGGCCGGTCTTCGTATTGAATCTCGGTCTGCCTTTTCCTTTCGGCTCCCCGTACACCGTAAACTTCGCTTTTTTCATGTCCGCCTCCTACTGACTTCCCAGGTTGCTTTCCTCAAGCATGGCCTGGATGCAGTACCAGCTACTCTTCTTTCCTTCTCTCGCAACCTTGATATGCCGGGTTGTATAACCGTTCATTACCAGGATTCCTGCAATAGTCCGTCTGTCCTCCGCATTGAAAATTCTCAGCGTGGCGTCCGGCTCAAACTGTTCATCCGCTGTTTGCATACCGAATAGCTTCGCCGGGTGGATTTCCAGGGTTTCCGCAATTTTGATGAGGGAGGATGCCGGGATGTCTACTCTGCCTTTTTCGTAATCCGCTACCGCTGACTGGCTTTTGCCGATTGCTTTTCCCAGGTCCTCCATCGTCATATTCTTTTCTGTCCTGCAACTCCGGATATTCGCTCCAATCTCTGCCATATCCATATCTCACTTCACCTCCATATCACACCTTCCCCTGCAAGTTCCGCATGACCTGTTGGAACTTCGCCCTCGTTTCCTCAGACATTCCAGGTTCCGGTTCTGTTTTTTCTTCTGCCTGTTTCTTAGCTTCGAGCGCAGGCTGCTCTTTCTTTTCCAACTCCAACGCATTGTCTCTCATGCTGGCAATCAGCAACCGGATTGATTCCGGCAGCTTTTTCTCCTCGCTGATTCTCTGCACTGTTGTCCTGTAATTCCGGATAAAATGAGACTGCTCTACCGTCTCAACCCGTTCAGAATCCATCAACGCCCACTCTTTCAGATTTGCCGCACTTCCTACGGCTCTCTGGCAAGCCTCCGGCAGTTTCTCAAATTCTTCCACCGAATGATACCCGGAATTTCTGACCGCCTTTCTTACCAAAGACCATGCCTCCAACTCACTCATGCTGCTATCCACGCTCTCAACAATCTGCGTTGCCTTTTCTCTGATGTCTGCTATCGTTGGCGGAAACTTCTCTGTCAGCATATACTTCTGGATTGCTACGTTGGCCTGCTGATACGGAATATCTTTCAGCAACTCAAACCATACATTGAAAGCATCCTGGTCTGGAATGAATGTCGGCTGTGCGTATACAGCTTTCATTCCCTTAACAAGCGTTTTGAACTCCTCTCTTGTCATTACCAGTTGTCTACCTCACTCACTCTATTCTGAATCCGGTCCCCGGCCGACCTCTGCGGAATCTGCGTCATTTTATCCCAGATAATGCCTTTCCAGTTATTTGACATACACTCCTCAATCAAATCGCACACCCGGCCTTCTCCAAATTCTGCTACTTTCTTCTCTACCTGCCGGAGAAGAGATTTCATGCCCTGCTCTTTGTAACCTTCCTTGCGTTCAATCTTGTATGTACACCATTCACGCATCTTTTCTCTGATTTCTCCGCCGAGTGCGTAATCCGGAACCAGACGCTCATAGAGCTGCATCGTGTCTTCCTTCTTTACCGTTGCCTTTTTCGGCTTCGGCGGCTTTTCTACTGGTGGCTTCTCCTGCTCCGGTTCCTGCATCTCCGGAATCAATGCCTCCGGTGCCTGGGAACCGCTCAGTTTCTTCTCGTCCTGGATGCGGCGATAATACTTCCTCTGCCGGTCCGCCTCTGTAGAACTCTGCCCGATGAAATTCTGAATATCCATCATGTAGATTGCACCGTTATCCAGTACCTCTACCAGCTTCAACTGTTCAAAAATTTTCATCGCACGTTCTACCGTCCCTACCTGGTGTCTCGTAATCGTTGAGATCATCTCCAGACTGTACGGGATGTAGTCCTTGTACATCAGCCGCCCTTCATTTTTCAAGCTCCGCAGGTACATCTTCATGAGTATGTCGCTGTACAAATACCCATCTTTCATCCCCTGGAGAAGCAGCATTTCATCAGAATCGAAGAAATCCTCCTTCAATTTCAAGTAGTAGTATTTTTTGTTATCTGCCATCTACTCACCGCCTAAATTCCGGCTACCAGGTTCGTAATTGAAATCGGTCTCTTCAAAACCTTTGTATGCCTACAACAATCGCACATCTCGCATCTGTCCGGTTCAGCCTCTCCGTTCTTCACTCTGAGGATTCTCGGCATATTCATTTCTACCATGTGTTTTGCCTCATCAAGATAATTCTGTGTTACATGAATCACTTCGATGTTTGGCTCCTCTTCTTTTGTCCCTGCTGCAATGTAGAATGGTGGTCTCTCTCCGGTGTTCTGGTACACAATTTCCTGGTATATCGCACCCTGGATATCGTAACCCCAGTACCGCACGAAATCTAAATAGCCGATGTCTTTTACCCACTCCAACTTAGTGATTGATGCCATAACCTTAAGGTCCGTAATCGCAATTCCTCTCACGAAGCTGTCAATTTTGATTTTCCATTCTGCCCCGAACAGCTCTCCAGTCATAATGACCTGTTTTTCTCCGCTCATATACTGCATAAACAGTGGGTCTCTCTCCATTCTGGCGATGATTCTCTCTGCCTGCTTATAATTCGCTTTCAGCTCGCCTTTCTGAGTGAAGATTTCCGGATTCGCTTTCTTGAACTCTTCGAGCGTTCCTTCAAAGTAGGAATCCACATAGGACCCCACCAGAAGCGGCGTGGTCTTTTTCTGTGCCCACCGTTCTTCCAGCTTCTCAATGGCCGAAAATTCACACGCCATCTTTCCGTATGTTCCTGCGAAATCCTTATACTGGGACACACTCATATACTTCTCGTTCGCTTCTTTGCTATAATAATTCTCTGCCGTCAAAACCATATGCCACTACCTCCTACGCCTCTTCCAAAACCATTCCGTCAATAACCGGCTCTGCCTGCTTCTGGGCTTTCATCGCTGCAAAAGCGTCTACCGGCTTATCATTCTCCGGCAACAACGCCTGTCCTGCTGTTGCTCCCGGAAGGGACTGCTGATTGAATACCGCATCCCCACCATCTTCGTAGGCTTTCTGCTGCTCTATATTGTCAAAGTCCAAATCAATCAACTTGCACAATCTTCTCAATACCGTTTTCTTGTACATCTCACCAGTGCTGCTTTTCCATGCCTGGCTGTCTTTTGCTTTAGAGTATGTGTTTCTGACATTTTCGATGTCTTCCGAACTCATCGTGTCATACATCATCGAACCATCTTCAAAAACCACAATAGCGAATGCTCCAATCATCTGTTCATTGGAAAACGGCTTCGGTCTGTACTTCACATTCTGTTTGCCTCCATCTACCTCTTCCATGAAGAAATCGCCCTGCCGTACTACTTTCGCAAAAATGTCTTTAATCTTATTTTTGCTGTACCGCTTGCACAATTTGATCTCGCCTTTGTAATCAGTTTGAAAAGTGAGGTTTCCGCCATACGGGATTGCGTAACACTCTCCATTAAAAAAATCCAGTCCCAGGTATGCCGCTTTTGCCAGGCAAACCGGGATAGTTTCCGGGTTGATCTTCTCCAACTGTGCTTTCTTCTTATCGTCCTTCATCATATCCTGGATTACCGTAATGCAATTCAGAATAAATCTCTGCTGATTAAAGCCAGCCGGTAACGCTTCTTTGTTTTCGGTCAGCTTCTTTGTCAGTCCGGTTTTTATCGTGCCGTACCACTGTTCTACGGTCATCTGTCCCATATCCTACCTCCTATGCTTTTTCCAGGCTCTCACCCAGTAATTCAAATATTTCATCAATCGTCATGCTTTTTAAGCACTCCTCGCACACATAACTTCCGCAGCTCTCATAGAATCTGTCGCCCGGATAGATTCCTTCCAGGCATTCCGAACAGATATGAACCTCTTTCGGTTCCGGAGCATTCGGGCATCTCGGATGGCAAGGATTCTGTCCGCATATCTCACACATTATCTTCTTCCTCATCCGGCATCTCCAGAACGCCACTCACACTCTGTATCATTTCTGGAATCCACAGTCTTGCAAGTATCGCCGCCGGAAGAATCAAATACTCTCCTCCAAAAGCTACCCTGCCTCTCTGCTCACAAGCCATCACAATACAAAAGCACTGGAAAATTCCCGTGATGCTTATGTATTCTATCCAGCCCAGAACTTCTGCCATATCCACTGCGTAGATTCTGCTCAGTTTCTTCCACAGAACCCTGTGCATCCTACGTCTCATAACTCTGCTTCTCATGCTGTCTGCCTCCGTTCAGTGAAAATTCCGATGTTGATCCCCTTGCTGGACTCAAATCTTTCTATCAGTTCCTCTTTGCTTTCGATTCCGTAATCTCTTTTCAGAATTTCAAGCATTTTTTGCACATCCATACTCACACCTTCTTCAAAAACTTCTCGCCTACGATTTTCAGTTCGCTGATGGACTCCGCAACTTCATCTAAAAAAGCCAGGATCTTTTTCAGCTCCGGCTTCTCTGTTTCGTCGATGCTTCCATCTTCTGTAATGTCTACGAGTTCTTTTTTGATGCGGTTCAGCTCATCGCAATCCAGTCTCTTCATCAGTCGAAGGGTTATCCCTTCCAGGCCTTTCGCCTCTGTTGCAACCGGAAGATAACTGCATATCGGGCATTCATGCTTGCAATACCCAGTTTCAGCTCCGGTGCATTATAGAGGTCCGCCATGAGAACCACTTTGTCTACCGGAACTACCTTCGTATTTCCCAACTCATAATCTGCGAGTGTTGAAACAGATATGCCAAGCAACTCCGCCGCACCTTCTCTGGAGTATAGCCTCTCGTTGTACATTGCTGCCCTTTTTCTGGCAACAAAATACACATTTTCATTACCTTTCGTAGAGCCTCTTCCCATTTCTTCACACCATCTTTCCTGTTACAATTTAACTGTCTTTAGAGGAATCCTGTTTCCCTTGATATTCCTGGATTCCGAGTGCACCGCTTATCACTTTCATAACCGGCGGCGAATAGCATCTGCCACAGATAATTGCATTCAGATATTGTGTAGAGTAGCCAGTCTTCTCAGCCAGCTCCCCTGTGTTCATATCCAGGTCAATCATGGCTTTTCTTGCATCCATACACCAATCTCTGGTTGCTTCTTTCATGGACGCTGATGCCTTTTCGATATTGAGAAGGTCACTGATTGCACTTGCAATCGAATCCGAGTAAATCCGGCCATTCACAACTCCGGATACCCTGGTTCTTGACTTGCCGATTCTCTCAGCCAAATCGTTGATAGACCAGCCTCGTTCAATCAGACCCTTCTTAACTTCCTTGCCCCAGTCAGTGATATTGCCCTGCATTATGCTTTTCCTCCTTTCTGATGGATTTTTGCATATGTAGTTTACTTTCTCGGAGTAAAATGATACAATTTAACGGTACAAACGTACACTACATACGCAATCACAAACTACTTATGTGATTTAGCACTTCCCATTTGCGAATCATTTGTAGCTTGTGATTGTATTGTAGCTCGAAAACTCGAATTTGTAAAGAGTTTTTCTTCGATTTCTCGAATTATTTTACGGAGGTGCTACATGGAAGCAATCGACAGAATCGAAACAGTTCTCGAACAGAGGGAGCAAACGCCTTATGCACTGTGCAAATTTCTTGGCATTAACCAGTCTTCCTACTCTACCTGGAAGGCTCGAAACACTCTGCCGCCAGCTAAATACATCGCAGACATTGCCCGGTTTCTGCACGTCTCTACCGACTACATTCTGACCGGAAAAGAATCTGCTTACACTGACGTCCAGACCGAAACTTACACCGATGATGAGAAGGAGCTGCTGAGTATTTACAAGGCTCTGCCAACAGAAAAGCGTTATGAATTTAAAGGGGAAATGAAGGGCTACCTCAAAGCTCTTGAGGAAAGCAAAAAATACCTTGACGATGAAAAAAGATTATCCGTTTAGATTGGTATCGTCATTTCAGATGATACCGGACAGGAGGGCTTATGGATTCAAAGAAATACTTTTTCCTGGCCTGGACCGAAGAACAACTGAATTGCGATGCTGCGGCTCTACTGCTCTATCTCTCTTCCTTCTGTTCTTCTCTGGAGGAAGGGCCTGCATCGCTGTCTGCCGGAACAATTAACAAAATAGCACACCTGCGGAAGAAACTCTCACTTTCGGTTCGTGAGTTCTTGCCGTTGGTCCATACCTATTCCGATATTCTGACAGACACCGACTGCCGCCGGGCGTTGGTCTTTGCTCTTGGCGGCAACATCCATGGCATAGCCTCTCTCTGCGAAGGGAGGATTCCTGCATGGAGCAATTAACATCCAATAACAAATTTACTTTTCATGGGGAAGACACCGGCTTGTCGGTAGTAGATTTCTGGTCCTGGGCTTACAGTGATCTGCTCAACAACACAGACCGGGGCGTACTTGCAGAATACATAGTACACAGTGCGTTATTACCCCCCCCCGATTCGAAAATGCGAACTGATTGGCTCCCCTTTGATTTGACCAGTCCTACCGGACAGCGAATCGAAGTCAAATCCGCTTCTTATCTCCAATCCTGGGATGAAGCGTACCACGAGCATATACAGTTCAGCATAGCACCTCACAGAGCCTGGGACCCGAAAGCCGGATATTCTCCGGACGTCAAGCGTCATTCTGACCTCTACGTTTTTTGCCTTTACAAAGCACTGACAAAAGACGTCTCGCCGCTTGCCCTGGAATACTGGGAGTTCTATGTGTTGCCTACCTATGTGCTCAACGAGCAAAAGCCCAACCAGAAAAATATTTCTCTTAATTCGCTGAAAGCTCTAAAACCTTACATAACGGATTTTGCCGGATTAAGGGATGTAATATTGAATTGCCCGACTAAAAGGGCGTAGAAATGAACATGCGCCGTTCTGTAATGGGACGGCGTATTTTTGGAGGAAAAATATGATTTCAAACAGTGCTGCCACTCACGCAAAAGTGGCTATCTACATACGAGTCTCTACACTGCATCAGATCGACAGGGACTCTCTGCCTATGCAGCGTCAAGATTTGATTGCCTACGCCAAGCTGATACTGAACACTGACGATGTGACAATCTTCGAGGATGCCGGGTACTCTGGCAAAAATACTATCCGGCCAGAATTTCAGAAAATGATGTCTCAGCTTCGGACCGGCACGTACACTCATCTCCTGGTCTGGAAGATTGACCGAATCTCCAGAAACCTTCTGGATTTTGCAGAGATGTACCAGGAGCTTAAAGACCTTGGCGTTACCTTCGTCTCAAAAAATGAGCAGTTCGACACCAGTACGGCTATGGGAGAAGCGATGCTCAAAATTATCCTTGTCTTTGCGGAGCTGGAGCGTAACATGACTTCGGAACGTGTCACTGCCACTATGATTTCCAGAGCCAGCAACGGGCAGTGGAACGGCGGACGTATTCCTTACGGCTACGATTATGACCCGGAAGAACAGGATTTCAGCTTCAACTCCGATGAGTACAACATCGCCCATCTGATTCATGACAAATACGAAGAACTCCGCTCCCTGGTTTATCTGGCCCGGTATCTGAACGAACATGGCTACCGGACTCGTGCCGGTAATGACTGGTCCCCGGTCTCTCTGGATATTATTCTTCGCAGCGTATTCTACTGCGGCGATTACCAGTACAACCGCCTTAAGGAAGGGGACCGGCAGCGTCCTAAGGATAAATCCGAATGGATTACCGTGAAAGACCACCACCCGGCCATCGTAAGCCGAGAACAGAAAGAACGCATCCTTGCACTCCTGGAATCCAACCGCAGGCTCAAATCATTTCGTAAGAGTGGCAAGAGCAAATACACGCACATTTTCTCCGGCCTGCTCATCTGTGGAAATTGCGGTCAACCTATGACCAGTTCCATTTCCACCATAAAGAAGACTACTGGCAGACGCTATTCTCTCTACTTCTGCCCTACGCACAGGAAAAGCAAGCTGTGGTGTACCGGAAAATCTACCTCAGACCCAATCGTTGGCGAGTTCGTCTTCAACTACATTCTCAATATGCTCAACGCTCAAAAGGCGTTCTCTCCAGAAACGAGCATACAGGAACTGGAACAGCAGCTACTCTCCGGCGATACTTTCTCTCCGGTGGCCGCCATTGCCCCGGACGGATTACATGATCTGTTTCATACGCTCCGCACCGGAACCATCAAGGGAGAGGTCTTCGGAAAAGACGTCAAAATCAAAACAGGCTCCGAGCCGCCATTGCAGCTATCAAAACTCAAAAAGGAAAAAGTCCGTCTGGAAAGAGCTATTGACCGTCTGAACAAGCTGTTCCTCTATTCCGAAAAAGCCATGTCGGAATCCGAATACCTCACTCAGAAGATTCAGCTTTCGGACTCCTTGGAAGAAGTCGAAGACAAGCTGGCGTTCCTGGCATCGGAAGGCAGCCTGCAACAATCTATCACTGATGATGAATTTATCGCCAAGGCAAGCAACTTCATACTCTCCCAGAAACTCACTGACCGAAACTACATCAGCTTTCAGTCTCTGAGTGCTACCGTCTCTCCGGAGGTCCTTGATTCTTTTCTCAGCAGTATCATAGACAACATCGTTTTCAAAGACGGGGCCGTTAACTCTATCACATTCCGCAATGGATTGTCTCACACGTTCATCTACAGAGAAAAGCCAGAGGTTTAATCGCCCCTGGCTTTCTTCATATCTCCATATTCCGTTGTATCGCTATTTTGTAGTGAATCGCTCTACAAAATCATCATTGCATCCCCCATGTAGAGGGCGTGCCTTCATTTCACTACTTATGTACCGCTACTTTGTAGCTTCTTCTTCCTATTATAATAACCGACTTTGCGCCAGTTGGCAAGTCAGTAGTTTACTTTTCTTCCGCAGGTGCAAATAACTCACTTGTTCCGTCCAGAACTTGCTTCTCCTCATCCATCTCAAAGAACCACCCAAACAGTTCGAGGGCTTCATACCCTTTCAGCAGTTTATCCGCCTTTTCTTTGGCGTAGCGTCCGCTATAATCATAGGTTTCTCCTACAGTAATCATCGACCCATGCAGAAACACAAGCATTTGATGTGTGATGCTCAATCCTTTGAATGTCTCATTTGCCTGCTTTCTCTCTTCTTCACTGTACTTCCACTCATCACCCTCCAAGAAAAAGCCTCTCGCAACCGAACCGTACAGACCATAACCAATCAGCACCAGGGCATCCCAGATTTTTTCTCTCGCTGCATTTTCGTCTTTAAGAGCCGGGATTTTTCCAGAGATAATTCCGGCAATAAATTCCTTCCTTCTGGTGGCACTTCCCTTCAAAATCTCTTTTATTTCCTTCGACTTTCTTTCCTGCTCTTTCTTCGCCAGTTCTTCTTTTGTCGGCTTCTTTTTTTCCTTCGGAGCTTTCGTAACGATTCTCAAATCTCGCCACATCTCATACCAGTACATCTGCCCTTTCTGCTCTGGCAGATTGATTTCATCCGGAACATCGTCTGCTAAGTTGAACTCAATCACTGTTTTCCATTTCCCATTGTACATCTGCTGCGAATACTGCTCCGGTGCTTTCTCTACTCCCATCTTTTTCAGCTTCGCTTTGAGCTTCTTTGCATTCTCTTTCTTCTTGGCATTTGTAATCTCATTCTGAACCCGGCTCACAATATCTCTGGAACTGCTGGCCTTATCCAGAATCTCATTTCGCATCTCTACATCCTTGATTTTCTCCAGTTCGTACAGGTCTTTCAATGTGAGCTGAAAAGCATCGTCCTGCTGCTTCTCTTTCAATTTCTCCTGGTCCAGCTTCGCAATATTCAGCCTATGCCGGACGGTTGATTTACTGAATCCGGTCTTTTCTGCAATCTGGTCTTCCGTATCTCCCAAATCGAGCATCATCTGGAATCCCTGGGCCTGTTCCTGGATGGTAAGGTCTTCACGTTGAATATTCTCCAACAGCATGATACCTACTTGCTCTTTACGGGAAATCTTGCTTCTAATCTGGCATGGAACTTCTACCAGGCCTGCTAATTTTGCCGCCTCCAGTCTTCTATGTCCTATCAGTGCATGGAAATCACTGATTACCGAAACCTTATCGGCATCCGGCTGATCTTCCGGGTCTGCCGTCAATGCACTTGCCGGAATAACCGTCAAGTTCTGCATGACTCCATGCTTCTTCATTGATTCTGCCAACTCTGTCACATCTCCGAGGTCTTTTCTCGGATTATCCGGATGCGGATATATATTCTCCACTCTGATTTTTACAACTTCACTGCTCTCCATTACTTTTCCTCCTTTTTCTTTTCAAATTTCAGACCCAGCTTTTTCCCGTCTTCCAGAATCCTCTGCATCTCTGCCTCATACTCTCCAGCACTCCGCACCGGTGCAAACGTCATTCTAGTGCCGCTCTTTGTTGGTTTTCCCATTTTCTGCAGTACCGCACCTTTTGTCTGGAGTTCATCCAGTCTGATGCTGATGACTGCAATCTGATAGAATCTCTCTTTCTCATCGAACAGCTTTTTTGTCATCCCCGGAAACATCGTCTGATATTTCATGATTGTGATCTTGTGTTCCATCATCGCCCTCCTTCACATTACTCCGCCGGGAACTCATACACGATGTTCTTCTTGTACATTGCCGGTCTTGTTGCCTGGGCCGCAGTGTCGAAGAACTCAACCGTATAACATTCATTTTCATATGCTCCGCAGAAATCTTTCAGCACTTGCAAGCACCGTTCCTTTGTCTGATACTCTGCAATCTCTTCCAGACAACCATCAGATATGCAAATTGTGTGTCTGACGGTTTCCTTCTTTCCCTTGTGGTTTACCTGTTCTGAATATTCCAGGGCGTTAAAGGCTCTTCCGAACCACAACACCTTCTCTTTATTCTGGCTTACAATCAGCATCTTTCCCTTCCTCCCGCTCCCAGAACTCATTTACAACTTCCTGCACTACTGCATATTCCAGATCGCCGTTATTCTCCAGCATTCTATTCTCTAACTTCTCAGAAATAGAAACAAACACCTGCTCCGGAAATTCATCTGTATCCTCTCCTGCCGCAGCACACACATCTTTTCCCCATTGCACTTTTTCAGACTTTTTTCTTTCCTCGTATTCATATTCTACATACGCATCCGCAAGGTCCAGAACCACATTCAGTTTATTGTTATCCGGCTCATCCTGGAACATATCTTCCAACTCTCTCATAAACTCTTCTCTATCCATTTTCTCACGCCCTTTCATTCCATTTTTCTCTTGCCTCTTTCTGTGCAAGCTCCTTCTGCCCGTTCCAGTCCTTCACTGATACATGAGGTCCGAGACTTCCACACTTCGAGCAACAAATTCTATATCCGTTGTTACCCATCCTGCGGATTCCCACTCTTCTATCTCCGCAGCCGCAGAACGGGCATGGTTTTAGCTTTACTAACTTATTTTCCATGATTCCTCCTATCTGCCCTTAATTTTCTCCGGCACATCTTCTTGAACTGCCACATCCCTGCAGAACCGCTCCGAACAACTGAAATCCGTAAATGAACCCCTGCATTTCTGACTCTATCGCCACATCGTATACCGCAGATGTTATCGCCGTATCAGCTTTTGCCCCAGGAACCTGTGCCTCCATAACCGCTCTCAGCCGTTCGTAGGCCTGCGTCAGTTCTGGAATCTCCCGGTTTTCGCCCTTCGGACCGGTAATAAACTGATTGAACAGTTCCCGGACGTCCTTGTATCCACTCTCTGCATCCCCTACTAGTTTCTGGCCACTTACCCGACAGCGAAGTTCTTTTTCCATCTTCTCAATGCCGGTCTTCTTTTTCCCGTAGCATCTATCTCTTTTCATTCTCGCCAGATAGAGCTTGCAGGCTTTTTCAGTCAGTTCCCACATCGGGTACTCCTGGTGTCTTGCCTTGAACTGTGCCATTTTGAACTCTGTCTGCTCCATCGGTTCCAGCTCCACGATAAGCTGTGCGATTCTGCGATATGTAACCGAGTGATATTCCTGGAACATATCCGCCACCTCCCGGCTTGTCATGATGGTTTTTCCAACCTCTACCGGCTTCTCTTCCTCACATACATCCACCACTGCCATCTGTGAGATAATCTTCTTTACATCGTCCATCAATTCTACGATCTGCTCGCTTCTCTTCATAACCTGCCAGCTCCTTTCTTCAAAGCACATAACGTACAACACGCTCCGTCGAGTTTGCTATGGCAAATCACGCCTGCATCCTCCGGTCTTTTCCAGCAAAGTGCTCCACATACCGGGCAACGCACCTTTTCCCATCCTTCCTTTCCTTCCGGCACACTGGCTAACAACGGCATACACAGCCAACCGCCTCTGTCCGATTCTTTCCTCGGTTCAATCTTCATACCGCTTTTCCCCCTCTCTCATCCAATAATTTTTTCAGCTCTTTTACAACCGGATGCCAGCTTCTGGTTCCTCTCACTCTCCGGTACACATCAGCCAGAACTGCATCGCCGCCAGGAACAAAGGCTTCCATTCTGGCCTGGGTCATTCTCATATCGTGGAACCCATCCGTAAATCTAAGTTCATCTCTGTCTTCGTATAAAACAACTCTCTTTGCTCCCAGACAGCCCCAGGCTTTGACATTTACCGTCCGCTCCGTTCTCTTCATCACACATCTCCCTCCTTTGCAAATCTGCTGTTGAGGCTTTCCATGATTGCCTCCAGTCTCTTCGCTCCGATTCCCGGTGTCTCGCTGATTGCTTTCTGCACTTCCGTAATGTCAATCCCAGGAACCGACTTTCTGCCCTCTTCATATGCTGTCATATAAAGATTCTTGCAGAACGATTCAAATTGCTGTCGATCCATTTTCTTGACTCTCTTGTAATCTTCTCTCCGGAGCAGATAACCTGCCCCGGTTGTCATGTTTTTTGCTTTGTTCATGCTCCTTCTCCTCTACTTTGCCAGCTTCTTCATAGTCTTAAAGAACTTCTTCATGCTCTTCATAAATTTCTTCATACTGCTTCGCCTCCTTTATGCAAATGGAATCCTGGCGTCAAACCAGCCGCCGTGTTTCTCAATCACTTGTTCAATCACTTCAACCGGCACATACGGGTACACTGCCTTTGTCGGTTCTGTCGGATCTTCAATATACGGCATCAACAACTCTTCTTTCTGGCTGGGATATCCGACTTCGCAAGCTGCATATTCTCCGTTTTCCAAATTCACCCGTGGCTCACAATACAATCCATCTCCAGCCTGGACACTCATTTCAAAACCGTCTTTGCAGAAGATATGAGGTCTCGGAGCCTGTGCAATCCCGCACACCAGCTTGTATGTCTCATGCAAAAAAGCCTGCACGCTATCCCGTTTCTTGAATTTCTCAACATCTACACACATGTGAGGAAAACAGTTTCCGCAATACTCCCAGATTTCTTTTCCTCTTACGGCGAATGTTGCATATGTGCCGCAGTACTTCATTGTCTTCGGGTTGATTGCATGACTGTGCGGCTCTCCTACCTGGAAGTAATCCCTTGTCATTATCCGTGGTGGCAGGATATCCAGGAAGTAATCTGCTACTCCCTGGTCTACCATATCTCCCGGCTTACAATATTCATCCCAACTGTTGCAGCCGCTCTTGTGCCATCCTTCGATTGTCTTTAGCTCTTCTCTTGCCATTACTCATTCTCCTTTTCAAATTCTTCCATCGTTGGTCTTTTTCCATCCAGGTCATCCCAGGTATACGGCTTATGATTTTCGCTTTCCCATTGCGCTTTGTAGCAATCTCTGCATACGCAAAATCCGGAAAGCCATCTCATTTCTCCCCAGTATTCCGGCTTTTTACAGCGTCTGCATATTACTATGCGTTTATTCTCATCCATACTTAGCATCCCTCTCTTTCTCTGATTTCTGTCGAAGCCTTATCCAGAGCTTTCAGCATTACCGGTGACGCTTTCAGTTCTTCCCAAGTCAATCCTAAGCAATCCAGCGTATCCTCAAGATCTCCGGTGTATCCGTACTCGTGATTATCCAGTTCGTACTTGAACATCTGGTAAAGAAATCCTGTTCCATCTTCATCGGCCGCCTTTGCCGCCTCCATCTCAGCGTTGTGCCGGTCCAGTACCTCATGGAAATGCTTGTGATCTTTCTTCTGGATGAATCCACCGCCCGGAATCCGATAAATCTTATCCAGGTCTTTCTCCGGGTCAAGTCCCCATTTTCCCATCATTTCATCAAACTGCTTATCTGAGAACGCAAACCCCAACGGCAGCTCATTGAACTCTTTCTGCTGTCTGTCTCTTAACTCTCTATAGCTCTCCATCTTAACTTTCCTCCTCAAACTCTGCCATCTTGCTTCTGTCAAATTTCATTGCCGGATATTCGCAGTAACCGCTTCTCCGAGTACGCCCGGTTCTCTCCGCAAATCCGTTTTCTTCCAGAAGAGCTACCGCCCAAGGGCAATTATTGGTGTCAACATACGCCTCATCTTCTGCCAACGAATGGTCGCACAGGCAGGTGGTTACTCTCGCAATAGGTCCATCCCATCTGTTATAAATTTCAACAGCAACGCTATTGTCTTCCACATACTTACCGACTCTTAACTTACAGTCCTTATACTCTGAATACTCTGTCTTAACATTCAAACTTGCCATATCAGTTCTCCTCTCTTCCCATTTCCTGGGATAACTGTTTTCTGATTTCCAACTCCGGTGCATCTTCTCTTTTTAATCTGCTCAGACACATTCCACTGTCATGTACCGTAAAATGAATATAACCTTCTGCACTCAATGTAATGCTTACCAGCTTTTCTGCCGTTCCATGCTGGCCTGCAATCTCCGTCAGCTTATCCAGTACCGGCATTACTTCCCTGCTCAGTTCCGCAAACTCTGCCTGTCTCACTTCATTTCCTCCTTTACTCTGGCGAACATATCAAAATCCTCGCACATATCGCATTCACTGCTGCTTAAAATATTCTGGCAAACCTGGCATTTCGGGTTTAACCGTCTGTAATAATCCGGATGATTCTTTTTCAAATCCTCAATCGTGAACAGTGCCACTTTCATATCCTGCATACATTATTCCTCATGCTTTCCCAGAACCTCATCTGCTTTTCTTAACAGTGCAAGACATCTATCATTCTCCTTTTTCAGCTCTTCTTTCTTCCGCTCCCTTTCTTTGTAAAACTCCTCATTTTTCAGCTCTTCTTCCCACCCATTGATGAACTGCCGTACTTCTCGGACATCATTAAATCCGCACTCATCCTCGTAATCATTTCTGGCAGTGAAGATAATGTACTTGTTGTCTCTGCGTTCATCATCAATAGCAACTCCAAAATACAACTCATCCCTCTTCTCTTCGTCAAGCGGCTCGAATCTTACATCATCATAGAGCGGACCGACCATCGGGCAGTTATTCTTGAACCATACTCTGTAGTTATCCAAGATGTAATTGCTCGTAACCCCTTTCAAGATACTCCAGATTTTCGCCAACCGGCCTGCCAGTGCTTTGTCACTGCAAAACCAGTCATACCAACCGGCCTCAATCTGGGTATTTCTGTCTTTTGCAAGGAAATCTCCCTTGCGGTATCTCTCACAAAACTCTCTCAGCGTCATGTCCGCCATCTCTATTCCTCCTCGTAATCTTCGTAATCAATATCTGCATACTCACAGATACCTTCATAGCTCGTGCCGTTCTCATACATATTTTTCAATGATACTCCAAATATTGTGCCATCCCACTGTCTGATTTTGCTTTCAATCTCTTCATTCAGCCGGGCATTGCTTCTGTCTGCCATACTCTCACTCCTCTCCTACATTTCCAGATGCTCAATTTTAATGGCTTCGTCTACTGCATCTGCTCCGTATCTTTTTTTCAGATAAGAAACTGCCACATCCCACTCATGCGGATCGTTGACCGTCTCAAATAATTTCTTAGCCTCTGTAATGCACTGTTCCACTACCAGGTCTCCTTTCGCAACTCTGATGATTCGCTTTCTCAGCTCCTCCACCTGTCTCTGTGCCTGTGCCATTGCCCGGTCAAGCGTCTCTGCATAGTTCGCAGCCTCCATCATATTCTTGATGATTGGCATTCCAAAGGACTTATACAACTCTGCTATCTGTTCCTTACCCTCTACCTCGCTGATGGACGGATGCCATGTATACACATGCTCCACGATGGAATAATCTTTCTGGCTTATCTCAGCCCCAATTCTCTTTTGAAATTCCTGTTTTGTCATACCTTCTACGCCTCCTCAACTTTCTTGTAATCTTCCAGGATGCTCAGCAGCGTCCCTTTTCCAATTCTGAACTTCTGCTTGTGTCCGCATCTGGTTCCCATATAATTGACAACCGTTCTTTCTGGAAGCTCATGCTTTATGTACTGGATTATGTAATAATGACCATCTCCATGATGAACCACGTCTATGTATTTGTGCTCATTCCGGATGTTCTGGTATGTAGCCTTTTCAGTTCTGTTTGCTCTTGATCTCTTTGCCATATTCTTCGCTCCTTTGAATTATTACTTCGTTTTGCGAACCTTGCAGGTAAAAAAATAAGCCTACTTCCAACAAAGCTCTCTTACTTTGTCTGCTCGGCTACCAAATCCATACTTTTCAAGCATCTCCAAATCTGCTTTCACTGCCTCATCTTCCAGCGTGCATCCACAATCACTCAAAGAATACAGCTCATCTACGATTTCATCAGCAATGCTTTCTTCTCCAGCTTCCAGGGCTTTTTCAATGAACACCCACAGTATCTTCTGTGCTGCATCCCATTCCGGATAACCAAATTCATTTTTATCTCTTTCACTTAACAGGCTTCTGTATATTACTAATGCGTTCATCTTGACTACCTCCGTTTGTATCGTGTATTTGTTTTGTTATTTTGTAACTTTATTATACTCCGATAACTCGAACGTGTCAAGTGTTTTACTTCTATTTTTCAATTATTTTTACCAGGGCGATTTCATATCCCAACGCACTTACGATTTTCTCCAACGTGTCACAGCGAATACCGCATTTGCTTCTGGAAATAATCTGGTTCGCATACTGTCTGCTCACCCCGATTTTCTTTGCCAGGTCCACTGGTCGCAACTCCTCAACTTCCAGAACCTTTTTTATCAGCTCGTTGCAGTCAGTTCCTCTAATTTCTTCCATCCTCTACCTCTCTTTCAATCCAATCAGCAACTATCATTCCGCAGTTATCAGCTATCTGATACAGAATCTCCGTATCATCCCAGGTGTAATTGTTCAGAAAATCTGCCAGGCTCTCCCACCCCATTCTCTTCACAATCCGCTTCGCATCGTTCTTTTTAATCTCGAACCAGGTCAAGTGTTCATCCTTAAATCTGACGTCCCGGCATCTGTCCTGTACATAGGTTTCAAGAATCAGTCTTCCAAACATTTCCTACTCCTCCTCAAACAGCTTGCTTGCTTTCTGGGCCAGCATCTCATTTCTTCCGGATTTATCATCAAATATCCGGTGGCACTCCTCCAACAGCTTGTCTACTCTTTCCTGGGTTACTTCCAGGCCTGTACTCCGGATTGCTTCTTCCAGGTCTTCCAGATACCAATCTTCCCTGTGCCAGATAGCGTTTGCCCTGCGGTAAATCTCATCAATTATCTTCTGTCGATTTTCCTCGGTTGCCTCCAACAGCCACTCAAAATTCAGTTTCCCATCCTTGGTTGTCGGATTGTACTTTCCGGAACATCTGCCCTGCCGGTCCGTTACATAGGTCTGAACGCCCCACCACGTTTCCGGTTCTTTATCTATGAATCCCTTTCTCTTCCACATTGCCGGAAGTGAATGCTTTCCATGCGTGTTTTCGTTCTTTCGGAACTCTACTACAATTTCCTCTCCCAACGCATTTCTGTCTGCGAAGGTAAACCACCAAACCGGCGGTACTGTATGCTCACACTGATATATTTTTCTCATTTTCCTGCTCCTTTCGCTAATGATTCAGCAATCGCCTCCATCATACTCTGCGATAATTCCAGATACTGCTCTACGATATAGAATTTAGCACTCTGCCCGTTCTCATCCCATATTTCAAAATACCGGAATCCCCGTTCTTCCTCGGCTTTATCCTCCTGCACCTTCACATACTCTCGTGCCTTATTCTCAACGATTACATCCAGTTTCTTCATGACCGTCTCCAGGTCAATCGACACATCCACCACTGCACACCCATTTGTAAATTCGTTCTCCCAGAACCCATGCAGGACATACACTACATTTTTCTTTTCCTCCATCCCGGCGTCCTCCTATCCGTAAATAATATCATCGAATATCGCATACTGGATAATCATGTCTGCCACTGTCGCATCTACCATGCAACAATCCAATTCATAGACTCCTTTGCTGCATCCTACAGAGTCTTCCGCATCCACCAGGATATTGTACGGCTTGTCTTCATCCTCCAGATACTGTTTTACTCCGCTGAGCAACTTTTCCTTGTTCAGTTCTCTCTTCTTGCCATCCACCGAATCATGCAATACCAGGACTCCTCCTCTGCTGATCTGCTCCGATGCAAATTCTCCGAGATACTTTCCTTTGACTTCTACTCGCCTGCACCAGTAGCAAATACCGCCCTCCAGTGCCGTTGTAACAATATCATCAATATCCTCTGTGCTGATTCGTACGCTTATCTCAGCTTTGATTTCCTCATACTCTTTTCCCATCAGTCTTCCTCCTCATATCCTACTCTCTCTACATAGTTTACGCTGTCCGGTTCGCATTCAAATTCCGGACACAAGGACCGCCATAACTCCTCCAGTTCATTTATGCCATTTGCGGTCAGCTCTGTTTCATCGCCATCATTGAAGCCGATTCTGTATACGCTCGGCCGCTTACCTTTTCTGACAATTCCTTTGCCCGCTCTTCTCAAATTCATTATTCCTTGTCCTCCACTCCGGCAAACTCCAAGATTTTCTCTCTGGCGAATCCCTCAATCACTTCCAGGTAATTTCCCGGCCACACATCCTTGTTCGGCTCGTAGGTTTCTGTGAACTCATTCGCCCAGTCCACAAATTTCTGTTTCCAGGTTATGCTGTCAATGTCTGTCAGTACCTCAAACAGATACTCACTCTCTCCCTTGAGCTGTTCCAGCATCATCGCTATTTCCATCAGATTTTCCGTCTGCTCGTTATACTCCAGCATCACGCCACCTCCTACTCTGTTCTTACCAATCCACCGTTTGCAGGTGCAATTCCGATACTTCCCAGTTCGGAACAATCCGGTGCATCCAGGTTCGCCACATACGCAAGTGAAATCCTCCCGTCCAGGTCTTCTCTATCCAGTTCCCACTCTTCTTCCTCTGCACTAACATACAACAACGCCAGGCATCTTCCAAACACCATATTGCTCAATATTGCAGCGTATACAATACCGCCACTTTCTTCTTCCCAGTCGGCAACAGCTTTCTTCTCCTCATCGTTCAAATCGTACAGAATACCTGCCGTCTCAGATTTAAGGACCGTTCCCTGCTTTCTGAATTTTGTGATTACCTGCGGCATCATTCCCAAGCGGCACATACGACCAACCGCTTCTTCTACCATTTTTGCTCTGTCCTGCTGATTCTTTGCATCCATTATTTCTTATCCTCCATTTTCTTCTCTAAATCTTCCAGTCCGAGTGTTGCATTTACGAATGCCAGCGCACATGCGGCTCCGATACATTCTCTGATTCCGGTTGAAACTCCGACAATCAAACACACCAGCATAGCCAGTGAAAACATTCTTCTGCTTTTCTTCATTTACTTTCTGCCTCCTCTGTGATAAACTTGGTAGCACGAGGAGAACTTGTCTCCCCGGCTACCGAGCTGTTTTTCAGAACATTACTTGAACCAGGTCAAAACTGCCGTAACAACTGCTATCAGCATTGTTACTATGGAAATTACGATATGTGTCCAGCATTCATAAATTTCAATTTTGGTCTTCTTCAACTGCTCTGAAAGCAGCTCTTCTTCTTTTTCTTCAATCCTGCGTTTTCTTTTTCCCAACGGGCAATTCCTCCTTTCTCATTTGTTCTGTCCTCTGCATTCCTACGGGGTTGGAACCGTCTGACAAGCATATGTACTATTCCATCAACCTTGCCGCCTGCATTACTTTGTGTCGTGTATTTGTTTTGTTATTTTGTAACTTTATTATACTTCGATAACTCGAACGTGTCAAGTGTTTTACTTCTATTTTTCAATTATTTTTCGAGCTGTCGAATTAGTGCGTGTAGCATCTTTGCAACGCAAAGTGCTATTCTTTTTTATCTCTTTATCTATCTTTATCTCTATCTCTTACTCTATCTCTAATTATGGTGTAGAAATCATGTAAGAAATCTTACAAGGTTTTATATATAGGAAATGTTTTTCGCTTCGATTTTTCGACTTATTCACATTATCAACATTCTTCCTGTGGATAACTTCAGAACTCAGATTGAACTTTGCAGAACCGCATTTTCAGCATATATGGCTATAACATCGTACACGCTTCTATACCGGCTTTTAGCTCTTAGGTATAAGTTAGTATCTAAAAACGTCTATCGTTACTCAGGCACATTTCGTCAAATTTGAAGGGGATTTTTTGTGAATTTTGTATATTGATTTATTCTACGGACTTGCTCCGCAATAAAAAAGAAGCCCCGGCAGAACACCGGGGCAATGTGACATATTTTCCTTTTTGACCAAAAGAGGTGTGCTTAATTTTCTTAGTTTCTTGCCTTAAAGGCATTATTTGATGTATACCTTGCCATCGTAATAAGCAGCCATCCAACCGCTCGGTGCTTTCATCCAGATATCGTTTCCGACATTCCGAACTTCCTGGCACGTTACGACCGTTCCTGCATCCAGGCAGCCATCATTGTCCTTATCGTGTTTCTGGCCGTCAGCCGTCAACTGCGAATGTTTCTTTGCGCTGTAGTTTGTTCCTGGACCTGTACGAACTTTCAGTTCTACCTGCAAAGCGTACTCATGTCCAGCAGTGTAAGACGGAGTGTTCTTCTTTTCCGGAACACTGGCTGCTGTCTTTCCGTTGTAAGCAGAAACCAGCTTACTCTTAGATACCGGTCCGTACTTGCCGTCCTGCTCCAAACCGTAAAATGCCTGGAACGCAAGCAGAGCTTTCTCTGTGTCTCCGCCGAAGGAACCATCTACTCCGGAACTTCCGCAGGAGAATCCGCAGCCGATCAGCATTTTCTGCATTTCTTTTACTGCGTCCCCGGAATCACCTTTCTGGAGATAATTTCTCACATTAACCGTTCCGGATGCAGATGCTGTCACTCCGGTGTAGCGGTACACATGAATCCACGGCTTATTGTAATAGCTGCGGATGCAGATCTCTCTACCGGTCTGATCTCCAGACTTTCCTCCTGTGACCGTTCCTTTCTCGTTGATACTTGCGTGCACCAGTTTACCATTTCCGCAGTAGAATGCTGTGTGTCCATTTCCGAGCAGGACATCTCCACGGATCATTCCGCTACCGGTTGCCAGATCCACGGATTTTACAACATCCTTGAATCCGATTTTTGGCAGAACCTCCGGCATGTTGCCTGTATAGGTTGCTCCGCTTGACTTTGCCAGGATTCCGGCCTCTTCCAAACTTCTGATTACCAGCCCGGAACAATCGTAATTCGGATTGCCCCAACGGTCTACTTGATCGTAACCATGTGAATCGTCCAAGGCGATTGTCTCTGCTCTTGCTACTGCATTTTCAATTTTGCTCACTTTGTTTTCCTCCTTCTTCTGATTCTGGTAAATTTTCAAATACTGCTCCCCGTAAGAAGCCCTTGCTTTCTTCACTGCCGAACCAGTATTCGTCGGAGCCTCGAACTTAACCAGAAAGATATCAGACGCTTCCTGTACTGAGGTTGCGGTCTGCAATACCTTCCAGACACTCTTATAGCTCGTCTTCAATTCGCTCAGCATGTACTCTGTCTGCGTCTTCGCATCTCCGATGGACACTCCTCTGGACTTGACCAGATCGTAAAGGCCGGCTTTTCTTCCGGCAGATGTCCACTGACAGAACCCGTAACCGTACTGCTTGGAATCTCCCAACGGATGCAGGAACAACGCTCTCGTTATCTTTCCGGAGTCTACCGCTTCCGTGTAGGTATCGTCCGTATATTTGTACCCAAGTAATCTCTCACAAAGGTTTTCCAGATTACGTGGATTCATTTTGGATTCTGCGTAAATGTTCCCCATTGCCGCACACGCACCATATATCGTGCAACCGGCAGCCATTAAAGCGTCAAACAAAATATCTGTGTATGTATTCCGTTCTATTGCCATTTGTAAATTCTCCTTCATTCACAAAAAGGGCAGGGATTTCTCCCCACCCGGTCATAAGTATGTGTCCTCTTCTGGGTCCATCTCATCATCATCTTTCGGATGCAACTGCCCCATCTTGTCCATCAGCAAAAATGTCAACGGAACGAACACCGCAAACAAAATTACCAATGGCCAGAAGATTCCTGCCATCAGCAACAGCACTATCACAAGCGGATAATTCGGCTTGCTTGGCTCATAGTACATGCCATTGTCCTGGCAGTACAGCTCTTCGTCTTCATCTTCCATCCGGCATAATGTCCGAATGCCCCAGATGTAGACCGGCTGACACAGCAAAATCCCCAAAAGGTACACCAATAGGATTTTTAAGCCCATAGCTCCTCTCTCCCTTCTCCGATCAGTTCTGAGAGCCATTTACCTTTCCATCGTCCAAAAGGTCCTTAACTTCCTTGAACCACCAGTCAATAATTTTCAGCAGTACCTCTTCGGACATGATTACCTGCAACCACTTAGGCAGCAATCCTCTTGCCTGCTGTACTACCCATTTCAGTTTCTTTTCTCCCTGGCCGGACTCTTTGTAGATATGTTCAGCGTGCAGGAACAGCTTGTACACCTCTTTCCGGATGCCATCCAGTCCCTTCGCTTTCGCATACTGATATACGACCACTGCTGTCACAACGACCAGCACTGCGATCACCAGAATCAGAACCGGAATCGGCACCTGGCTTAAAAAATTCAATAATTCCATAGAATCAATCCTCCTGTTATACTTTGTAATCTCTTGATAGTTCCCTGTAGCGTTTTTAATTGTTTGAATGGGGAAATTATTGCCTAAACGCTATAAAGGCGAATATCGGGCAAATATAGCCTTCTATTTCATTCCCCTGTGATACGGTTCACTCCCTGCCTTGTCAGAAAATTCTCCAGATCATGTTTCTGCTCCAGCTCATAATTTAATGCAGCGTGCATATCTCCGTTGCACTTCGCATCCGGAATCCTCTGCACCGCCTTTGCTGTAGCTTCTGACAAACAAAGAGAACCGTCCAGAGCTTTCAGCATCATGTACTGGAGCTTTTCACGGTTCTCTTCTTTCTCATCCTGTTCTCTCTGCCTGCATGCCCGTTCGTTCTTTTCGACTTCCGCCCGTTCTTGGATTCGCTTCTCCAACAACCAGAAACAAAATGCCACGATTGCGGACGGGATACCGGCAGCTATCAATAATTCCATTGGTATCTCCTTCCTGCTATTTCGGATTTTTGGAACTAATCTACCTTTTCGGCTGCGCTCGTATCTGCATAGGCTGTCCCTCCTCTGCTCTCAAATGTTATCTCATCATCGTCACAGTCTACATACTTCCGGCACGCATGCTCAACGATGTCAAGATCTGCCTCTATTTCTTCCAGGCTCTTTGTCGGTGTTCCCTTGACCAGAAATACCAGGTCATAGATTGCCGACCAGAGCTTTGAAATAATCTGTAGCTTTGTCATTCTCTTTCTCTTCTCTCTTCCTTTTTCCGGAACAAATGATAATGCGGCTTCTCCTCTCCAAAAAACACCCACCGGATATAATCATCCAAGAAGATTCCAAGTGCTGACAAAAAGAACCACAGCACTGTGAACTGAGGGCATATCTGACCAAGAATGTTTCCCGGCATATTGCTGTAATCCCACATATGCAGTCCGAGCCACACGTTCAGAATCAATCCGAACAGAAATTCTATTGCTGTGATTCCTGCCGCCGCAATCAACTGTTGCAGAACCAGCGGCATACACCGGTTCTTCTCGTTGATCGCACCGCAGACGACGAAGCATAAACCTCCGCAGACTACCATTGCCGGGAATGAGTAACCTCGAAAGGTAATCTCCAGCAAATAATAAATGCTCCCTCCGAAAAGAAAGAGCATTGGATATTTGATTATGCTTTTCATTACGAAATACCTCCGGATGCCAGAATCTTCATGTAATCTTTCAGAACCTCGTTCTGGAACTCTTCCGGAACTTTTGCTCCCCACTGGATCTGATCCAGATCTCCAGGCTTCGTTACCGACTTGATCCACATATTCAGAGCATTGCAATATGTCGTGTAGTATGATACATAGAACATTGCTTTATTGACGATGTTCTGCATGTCCTCAGCCGAGAAATACTTGCAAGGATGTCCGTCCTCATGGTACTCCAGCTTTTCCTCTCCGGCTAACAACTGCATTTTCTTTCCGAAAAGATTCAGCTGATCTTTTTCTGTCAAGCTGAAATGCTCCACCCCGGAAGATGTGCTCACATCTACTCCGGCGTAAATCGTCTGCTCACATGCTGATGCGATTTCCTGGTATTTCGCTTTTCTTGCATCCTCCAGGCTCAGATCTTCCACACTGGAAGGATCCGGAACCTCCTCCGCTTTTGCGTACCAGTAATCAAAATCAGATTCGATCTCTTCCTGGGTTACTTTGCCCTGGTAACGGAACTGGACCTCCTCGCACTCCCACACCTTGTACTTATTCTTTTTCCCATCCTGGATGTCCTCTTTATCCACCAGCTCAATGTTTTTACGCATAATTACATCTGTTCCGGAAAATACCGGATAGACCTCAACTGCTGAGGGCTGTGATAAGTAAGATTCTCTTCTCATTTTCTACTTCCTTTCCGTGCTTACTTGCACTGTATGAACACATTTTGAATAGCTTATCAAAACAATACTCCATCCGGAATTTCAAACTGTTGCTATGCTTTATCCAGCCTTTGTATGCTGCAATCCGGCAGGCTCTCCACCATGGGATAAATCCTTTCGCCTTGAAATCTTCCCAGGCTCTGAGCACTTGCCTCCGGATTCTCCGAAATACTCTCCCACGGATGATCGTGTATCTCCTCCGGACTACATAGCCCATCATATCAACTCCGGGCGTCCTTTTCTTGCTGCCTTTCCTTCGCTCTTCCAGGTTCTCCCGTTCTTCATCAAACGAAGCTACCTGGTAGAATTGCCAGATATCCTTAATCTTCAATCCAAACTTGTCATGAGCCCAGATCGTAGCTTTCTTCATTGCCTTTTTCAGCTTTGAAACATCGGCATAGATCGTGAAATCATCTGCATAGCATACAATCGCATATACAAGCCTATTCCGCTTTCCTCTGCGTATCTGAGCTTGCTCATAGATATATCTCAATACATAAGACATCACGTAATTGAATAGCCATGCCGGAAGATATCCACCTATGCAAAGATGGTTCCCAGGATAATTGCTCATAAGAGCACCCAGGAACCATAGCAGCACTTTATTCTTGCCTATGTCTCTCCTCAGCATCTCCATGACGATTGGAACCGTCACTGAGGGATAAGCCTTTGTTACATCTCCTTTCAAGGCAACTACCTTGCCGTGAAATTTCTTCCGGAGCAGTCTTTCGATCTTCCGCTTTCCGGCTACGCCTCCCTTATTCGGGATGCTCCCGTACTGGATCGGTAAAATCTTCGCTCTGAAAAGAGGTTTCAACGCATATACTCCGATATATTCAAACACCTGCTGTTCTGGAGATTCCTGGCAGATATCACGGAGCTTCTGCGTCAGTCCGTCAATTCTTTGAAATTGGCGAATCGGTTTTAATTGTAAATCTCGGTTGATTATACGTTGCGTCAGCATCTTTGCTACTTCTGATTCAGCTTCCAGGGTTCGTTTAAAATCCTTATTCAACTGATCCTCTGCGATCTCACGCTTTGTTATTTTCCCGGTCTTGCATAGCAGACGTTGAAAATCTTTTCTGCTCCGCTTATTCCGGAAGCATTCCACAACGGCAAGTTCATTAAATTTCCAGTCCTCAATATTGACCGTTGCTGGTTTGCAATATGTTTTCACACATCAACCTCCTTAATATTCATCTGGTTACTTCCGTGGCTTTCCCTTTCGGTACTAGCCTCGTTGGTTTCAAGTTATTTTCGCACATAAGCGAGGATTATACGATGCAATGATTTTTTAATACTCTTTTCAAAATTGTACCAGTTGCTCCGAGAGAGCCGTTCCAGTTAGCGTTAGACACCCCATTGTTCGAGTTACGGCAAGGAACGCCAGCATTACCACCGTTGTTCAAGTTACCAAAGCACCAAGCCGCACGAACACCAGACGCCGCAGGTTCGTAATTGAAGCCAGCTCCCAGACACCGTATAACCCTAAAAATTATTTTATTTGCAAATAAGACAATAAAAGGGGCTTACTGCCCCTCTGCTTCGCATTCACCCCGTTTTTAACCCTCAAGACCAGGTGCTCCGAGAGAGCCGTACCAGCGAGCGTGAGACACCCCACCGTTCGAGTCACGGCAAGGAACGCCAGCATTACCACCGTCGCTCAAGGAACCAAAGCACCAAGCCGCACGAACACCAGACGCCGCAGGTCCGTAACCGAAGCCAGCTCCCACTCCAACGCCGCTTCCGCTTGCGTTGGTTGCCTCCGGCCAGAGAACATCATCATTGATTGCATTATCAGTAATATACTTCCATGT